TCTTTTTCAAAAATTTATATGGTATTAGATATATATAGGAGGTGCATTCTATATATATGAATACTAAAAATTATAAAATCGAATTAAAAAAGATAATGCACGAGAAGCACATGAATGGAAAACAGCTTGCAGAGCTTGCCGAGATAAGCGAAGGAGAGATAAGTAAGATACTGACCGGCAAAGCTAACCCGACTATTGAAGTCATCGCCCGCTTAGTCATTGTGCTCAAATGCGAGCTGCAAGATTTGGTAAAAATACTGAAATAAATTTATTATAGTAAATTTTGCTGAATTTTTTGTTGAAATATGTTATAACCACAATAAGGGGATTTAAACATATTTTTTCAAAAAATGAAAAAGAAAGGGGTGAGCAGCATGACCAACGCTGAGCGTAAGGAGCTGCAGGACAAGCTGGCAGAGATGATTTATTCTCTGCTTTTTGAAAGCAATAAGTCCGACAAATAGGGGTAGCCTACATATAGGCAGGCGAATAAGCACTTCACGTTTTGTGGAGTGCTTATTTTTTTTATTTTTCTTTCCTTTTGGAAGTTTTCCATTTTAAAAACTCCAAATAATCATAAAGATTAGTTAAGTCTTCATCGGAAAGATCGTCAAGAAAAAGGCGAATGTTTTCGATTATTTCGTCTTTTTTCTTTGAGTTCTCGGTAACATTTACCGAGTCCTGATAGAGGTAGTTTGGATCAACTGATAGGACTTTAAAAATATTTAACAGAACATCTTCTTTAGGGCTTGACGTTCCATTCTCATAATTGCATATTGCCGATTTTGTAACGCCAAGCTTGTCAGCTAATTGCTTTTGTGTCATTCCAAGTTGTTCTCTTTTTTCCTTTATTCGTGACCCTAGACTCATATGTTTCCCTCCCTTCTATACTTATATTCTACCACAATAATACAAGTATGTCAAGATAAAAGTACAAGAAATTTGATATTAATATCAAGAATTGTGTACAAATTTTAATGCGAATATTTGTACACTTTTGTACAAGAAACTTGTACAAAACATCTTGACAGTTCAAGAAACTTGTGCTAGAATATATGTAAAGTACAAGAAACTTTAACTAATCCATGAAAGGAGATGTCCATTATGACAAATAAGGCTAAGAAATCAATCGTAGCAGAACAGCTTAAGAAGATCATTGATGACAGAGGTCTTAAGCAGAAGAAAGTTGCCGAAATCCTCGGCTACGACTACAGAACATTCAACAATATGCTGAATGGCTATAAGATGATAACAACTGATGATGTGATTATCATTGCTACGAAGCTTGGTGTTGAGCCTAATCAGCTTTATGGCTGGTCAGCATAATAACATTTTGTTGAGATTAACAAGACGATAAAAAGAGGTGATACCAATGTCAAAATCAACAGACCATGAGTTCAATGAGATAGTATACGACAGTGTTCTTCCTGAGATTGCAAGAGCTTTCTGCTCTTAAAAAAAAGAAGTCTCAGGAAATAAACTCGTGAATGAGCTATCTCCTGAGGAAAATGAGATTATAAAAATCAAAAGCAAAATGTTGAACAAAGTCATAACAGACTTTATTCAGAAACAGCTATGATCAAGGCGTGAACTGATTCACAACATATATTTCAGCAAGTTTCTTGACCAATTCAAAAGTCAGCGCTTTGGCATTTTTCTTAACAGTGTTCCACAGCTTAGAATCCCGAATGCTGTCGAGATATTGGTGACCCTCATATGTGATACTGCTGTAGACAATCTTTATAATCTTGCTGTCAGATTCTATGGAGTTTGCCTCAATATATTCGGCTTCCAAGAGCTTCGTTGAGGCATACGCAATATCGGCTCGTGAGAAGTCTGGCATTTTCTCACAGACCTGCTTAAGGGTTAAGCTTGGAAATGACAAGCTATCGTCCATGACTAGGTTTTCTTCAAGAGTTAGCAAAAGTTCACGAACACAATCATAGTTTAGTTTCATAGTTATCCCCCTTTCTGATATATTTCTAATTTATTATATCATACAAGGTGGGAGCATTCAAGTTAAAAAAGGAGAATAAAAGTGACAAACCATAAGATAAAAGACTATCATAAGAACCGCCTTGCATTCGAGGTCATAATCAAGAACTATGAAATGCTCTGTTCCCTGCTGATAGTGCTGAATAAGGAGTATCCTAAGACTTTTTATCCTAAGAAATGTCGCCAATGGATAGATGATTTTGCAGACAACTGCAAAATTGCCAACGAATGGGACAAGGACGGTGTATATGCCTATAAAATGCAGCGGGCGTGCGAGAATAGCGGCATAGATCTGAACATGGTAATAACGTTCGTTGAACGGAATTGCAAAGAGTTTAATCTTCAGAACAGGGCTATTCTGGCGGACAACATCAAGCTGGCACTGGTGCAGACCGCCACAGAGTATGGCGTGGGCGGCAAGCGTATGAAAGCCATTCAGAACGCCATGTTGGAAACTTTCATTGACAATCCTAGGGAGCAGGTCAAGGCGCTGGGTATAGATGATTACATCGAAGAATGCACAGTGGGTCAGGTCGATATCCGCAAGTTCAGAGTCAAAGACAAGGTCAGGACTACCCTGCAGGAGCAGAAAGAAGCCTTAGCAGGTTTGGAAGCGTTCCGACGCTGGTCAGCTGAGAATGTAAAAGAGGGGGCAGTAAAGTGAAAGAAACGATTGATATTCCCATAAGCGTTACATATCGCATCGAGGACGGCAAGATCATAGAAACCCGCCGCAAGGTCAAGAAGATACCGGCTGACGTTATCGCAAGCATTCTTTACCGCCATTTCAAGCAGAAAGAGAGGGATAAGAAGTGCTGCACATCATGAAGATAGACGCTATTATCGGCGAAAGAACAAACGCTGAGATAGAAAGAGCCATTAATAAGGCTCAGCTTGTCGGTGACAAGCTATGGCATGGAGATCTGAGCAAAGAAGACCTCCTGAGCTACTACGTGGCGCAGACCATAGAGAAGCATTTAGTGGCTGATATTGAGGAGCGTATCAAAGAGTTGGAGGGTGATGGAGATGTACGCAAAGAGTGATACCCGCAATTCACTGATATCGCAATCCGTCATCAGAATAGCAACGGATATGGGAATTGAAAGCTATGTCCGAGAGATACGCCACGGCTATTCTATATGTGCCGGCGAATTCATCATCGTTGACATGGCGGACAATACCAGCGTTAAGATGATAATATCAGATTATGACGGTTATTATCAGCAAATCAAAAGAAACATGAGAAAATGGAGGAAAAATTATGACAAGAAAAAACGTAGTCCTTGCAATCAGTGAAGATGTCAAGGCGGTTGATTACCTGGCAATGAGGGAGCAGAGAGACAAGCATAACAAGCTCGTTACCCGCCGAAAGCGAGAAGATCGCAGAGAGTGCTTCGCAATGGCCTTGCTGACTATCTTTTTTGCATTCATGATAATAGTAGTAATGCTCGGCCTTGGGCAGGTATGGGAGATGATTTACTGATGTATGATTTCAACAACGCAGTCAGACTTAACCGCATAGGTGGTGAATATGTCATCACTGTGGACGGAAAGCCGTTGGAAACGTCACTCAGCTCTAATCAGCGCCGTAATCCTCTTATAGCTGTCAGCAGATATGCGTCAGCAATAGACGAATACCTCAGAGGGAACGTCAAGAAGTATCTTGCTGAAAACGAGCTGAACGTAGTCACGGGCTGTAATGTCTGCATGGAGTGTACAGACTGCAAGTTCTATCACCTCAATGACGCTGAGAGCAACTGCCGCCTAGGTGACAACAATGAGTAAGACCGTATACGTCGATAATACTATTTATCGAAAAGAGTCCAAGCAGTTTCCGAACGTCAAGTATCGTTTCAACCTTTCCAACGTCGTGATACATAGTATGTATACCATGTATCTTAAGAGCCGTGGCATACCGAAGACCATAGGGCTTACAGACAAGCAGCGTTTTGATTTTGAAAAACGAATTCAATCTCTTATCGACAACGGGTCTATCGTAGTGACAGAAGTCGAAGCAGGAACGAAAGGAAAATGAAAATGAGTACCATAGGAATAATACTGTTATCCATAGCGACGCTTATCGTTGTGGATATCGTGATGTACATAGTACTTGGTGCCATTGAAAAGCACTGGGAGAAAAAGTTTAAGGAGGATAAAGATGACGAAAAATGAGATAATTACTGTGGCTAAATGCTGTATAGTAGACAACTGTGGACCATGCCCACTTATGGGTACGGATAATTGCATTACTGGTTTCATGAATCATATTCTCGAATACATGAAAAACGAGCCTGCACCTGCGGCAACAGGCACAAGCTCGGAGGTATCTGTAAAAGAAGATACCGATAACATACACCTTGATGATAACACAAAAGGGCATATTTGTCAAGCATATAATACCGCTGACGAAGCCTGCGCAAATATGCTCACTATCTACGAAGGAATGTCGGAATGTGAGCAGAGAGCCTTTGATATAGGCGAGGTGTACGGAAAAATATACAGCACGAGGGATAAGCTTGAAACTTCCCTAAAGGAGCTCACAAAGGAGGGGGAGCGTAAATGCCGGTAATAACAGACGTTGACCTGCTATGCTATAATGCTGAACTTGCAGGCGCCAGAAAGCGACTGAATTACAAATCGCCCCTGCCAAGGCATAACGCAGGCCCATGTATTTTCTATAATAGCATAAGACAAGAGTGTATGGCGCTAGTCGAGAAGCCAACACAAGAAACCTGCACACGTTGTAGGTTTTTCAAAGACAGAACGGAGGATTATAATGCAGATGAATTCAAATAATCAAAAGCCAACATTTGATTGGAGAAATTTTAAGTATGAGAACATAGCTGTTCACGTCAAGACTCAGGAAGAATACGATAACTTTATGAAAGAATGTAAGGCGCAGGGGCTTACATGGTGCACCGGCAAAGAAGTTGATAAGCTCAATCTTTGGCCGGACTGCGCATATGATACGTGCATAGTACATGACAATAGCGTTTCCGCACAAAGGGGACTGCATTATCAAAGGCTGGGCTACTATAAGAGATGCGGCTACGAGATAGAGGAATTCGCAGATTTCTATTTTCCAAAAGATTACCAGCCGCTTAATTCAAACAGCAATCTTATCCCAGAAGAACAGATAGAATTCTTGGAAAAACCAACAACGCATACCTTGAAGCTGGAAGAATGCTTCTGTGAAGCAGTTGTCACAGGTAAAAAGTGTTTTGAAATTCGTAAAAATGACAGAGGCTTTCAGCCTGGAGACACGATTGAATTCCTTCCAGTAAATAACGGACATCCTGCTATTCATGTGATATCAAACCGCAGATATAGGATAACATATGTCCTAAGTGGTTGGGGGTTGAAGAATGGATATGTTGCATTAGGAATAGAGGAGGTAAAGAACTATGACTAGCTACAGAGAGCAGGCGTTGAAGAAACTCATAAACGAACGAGAGGGCGTTAAGCTTAGCGGTGGAGCATCGGCGAACACAGTGCTGAGCACTATCATTCAGCCTGTCATAGACGCACTTGAAAGCTTCGTCAAGCAGGACGAGGAGTTCGCACAGGCGGTCGCTCAGGGTGGCACACTTCAGAAGTGTTTTGAAGCCGTCTACAAAGCTATTAAGGATAGCAACTTCGCACTATCAGACTTCAAGACTTATGAGACCGCCGCAGGTTTCTTCTTCCCTGGCTGTAAGATACGCTATCACATGGATATAGACCTCTGCGGTAGTGTCAACAAGGAAGCGCCTGAGCAGAAGCGCAAGTCGATCACAGTTTCTTTTGATGACCTTTTCTGAGAGGTGATTGAAAGTGTGGATAAACAATAACAAAGAGCAGTCGCTAGTATATAAGCCTATATTCACAGACTGTCTCACCCATGCCCAGAAAGAAGACGTTGAGGGCTTCCCGCCCCTCAACGTTGACGATTGTGCCGAGATTAATCGTCACTTTACGCCCTATATCTTTTACCGCAGGACTAGCCAAGGGCGCTATACCTGTTTCTGTACGTCCTGCAATCACGAATTTAAGGTCAATAGTAATGATTATGGTGATATATACCACACTGATGATAATATCATCAGGCATAACTATTTGGGTACCTGCCCATGTTGCGGTGTGAAAGCCAAATATAAAGCGGCAGGATATAAGCAAGTTCAATTAAATGAAGTAGTTGATTTCGTCATATATAAAGCCGTTGAAGAAGTGGTATATATATATGCGGCGACTATTCATAAAGACTATAACGAGTACGGAACGGAGAACTTTGACAGGAGCCCCGATCTTTGGGTCGATTTCCAAAAGCTCTACGTTCTGCGGAAAGGCAGTGCGGATGTTTATCATTCGCATGCCTCATTCTGTCGAATAGGCTGGTGTTATATGATTGAGCCTATGAAGCGGAAAATGTGCAGTACATTCAATAACGGATTTGCTGATCACAGACAAGTATACCTATATAAGAATATAATTAAGGACACATTCTTAAAGTATTCAGGATTTGATTGCTACTGCTGCCGCCACTACATAAGAGAGTATGACCAAGAGCGTTATTATACTGCATACGCTATGTATCCGATACTTGAAATGGCTGTTAAAATGAACTGCGATACTATGGTGCAGGATTTGCTTTGGCGCAACAAGAAAAATTATAAGATATTGAATTGGAATGCAACATCGCCGAAAAAATTCTTCAAGCATCTAACGCTGAATGAAGTGAAAGCTTTTCTTGACAATCACACGCCGGCAAGAGTTATAGAGGTGTATCAGGACTTCAAGCGCAAAGGTAAAAAGAAAGACATTTTTTACTGCCGAATGTACAGCTATATTACTGATTACTGCACTAGCATTGAAAAAGCAGGTGTTGACCCAGAGCAAGCATTAGAATACCTGAGAAAAGTCATGAAGCACTCTCCCGAAGAAGAACGTTGCGAAGACGATCACTCAGAGATAAGGCGACTTGTCAAGCTGTATGACGACTATGCCAATATCGGCTTGAAAATAGGCTATGATTTTCATTTAAAAAACATAGCCTTTCCGAGAGACCTGAACGAAGCGCATGATAACGCAGTTGAGAACTTCAACTTCATGGAAGAAGAACGCAAGAGAAAAGAAGCCGCCGAGCGTGAGGAAGCCTATAAGCCCAGATACAAGAAGCTTTGCAAGAAGTATAAGGGCTATAGCTATCCAGGTATTCAGTTGGTTGTACCAGAGAATGCCGAAAGCATTATCAAAGAGGGAAAGGACTTGCGAATATGCGTCGGCGGTTATGCTTCAAGGCATTGCAGTGGGGTTACGACAATTCTATTCATCAGAAAGCCGTCTGACCTTGATAAGTCATGGTTTACGATTGAGATAGACAATGCTGACCATATCGTGCAATGCCACGGATTTAAGAATGAACAAGCCAAAGACCCTTTAACGGGCAAGAAGCTTGAAAAGCCTGAAATAATCAAGGCGTTTGAAGTCAACTTCCAAGAATGGCTGAATAGTCAGAAGAAGCTGACTAAAAGGAGAAAAGCAAGCTAGGAGGAATAACAATGAACGAGATCAAACTAAGACCCAGTGAGGAGTTCGTATATAATGGTATACGTTTTATATGCCTCGACATTATCGACGGCAACTACTTAGCGATAACGGCTGATTGTTGGTGCGAAAAGCTTTTTAACGAAGAATACGAGGACGGCTGCAACAACTGGGAGAAATCCACTCTCCGGCGCTTTCTCAATGAAGATGTGCTTGAGGAACACTTTGATACGAAACATCTTGTAAAGCAAACATCTGACCTTATCGCCGATAACGGAGACAAAGCCTATGGAACGTGTGAGGACTATATAACGTTGCTCACTTGCGACCAGTACCGCAAGTATAGAGATTATGTGCCGCTCTTTAAAGAAGGTATGTGGACGCTTACTCCGTGGAGGTGCGACACTGGCTACGCTAGCTACATGCGTTACGTCACCCCGAAAGGAGCTATCAACTACTACTGTGTGGACGGCAGTGTCGGGCTTGCCCCGGTTTGCTTATTTAATTCTGATAATCTCACATTGCGCCGACAGGCGCAGCTTATACCCGCTGAATAACTAACCAAAATAGGAGGAAACGCAATGGAAAACACAGAAATTACAGTATCTATGAAAACGGCTATGGTAGAACACCAGCACATATGCGAATGCTACAGGACAGCCGCTACGGCTATCGTAGAGATGGGCAGGTCACTGAAAAATATCAGAGACTATAAGCTCTACACTGCACTTGGCTATGAATCTTTCAAGAATTATCTCGAGAGCAATGGTGATTACACGTTCAAAGAACGTCAGGCGTATACCTATATCAAACTCTATGAGGACAACAGTACAAAGTTTCTCGAAGAACACGCAAGTATAGGCGTGACAAAGCTGGAGCTTCTCTCCAAGCTTCCGGAGTACGAACGTGAAGAATTCGCTGACACACATGACCTTGGCGGAATGACAGTTGAAGAAGTCAAGAAGCTAATCAAAGAAAAGCAGGCGTTAGGCGAGCAGCTGACATTCCTTGAGGAGGAGAAAAAGGAGCAGACAGAAAGCGCCGAGTCCCTCAGAGCTGAGATTGAAGAACTGAGAGAAAAGCTTAAGCAGGCCGAGGACAAGCCTATTGAGGTAGTTAAGAGAGACCTCGACGAAGAAGAGATTGACAAGATAAGGCTGTCTATCCGTCAGGAACTTCACGCCGAGCACATGAAAGAGCTGAATTCGCTGAAGAAGTCAAGCCGTGAAGCCGTGAAGGCGGCAGAAGCTGAAAAAGATAACGCTCTTAAAGAAGCGCAGACAGAACGTGACAATGCCGTTAAGGAAGCCGTTGCCAAGTATGAAACCGCCCTCAGCAAGGCTAAGGCTGAGGCAGAAGAAGCGGACCACGCCAAGGCAGAGCTGGAAAAGAAATTGAAGTCAGGCAATACAAACGGAGCAAGGGTTGCGCTGAAGATCATCTTTGAAAACGTTCAGAAAGGGCTTACAGAATTTATTGAAAAAATCAATGATATTGAAGACCCGCAGACCAAGGAAAAGTTTATCACTGTCACAAGCAAGTGGCTCAGACAGGCGGCTGATGACCTTGAGGGGTAATGTTTGGAAAGCAGGACATAGATGACAACAGAAATAATCAACAATCTGTTCGGCATAAAAGAAAGTTTTGAACTTCCGCAGGCACTTCTTGCGAAACTTCTTGACAACGTTGAAAAAGACAAGCTATGTAAGGAATTTGTCAAGCAAGGTTTCAACGGCAATAACGATTGCCTGCGTGACTATTTTCAAGAGAATAACGCAAACCGCAATAATCTAAAGCAGGATTATACGCCCGATTGTCTGTGCAAGTTGATTTCTAATCTTGCGCCAAAGTCAGAAAAGATAATTGATATATGTGCAGGAACTGGCGCACTGTCGGTTGGTATGGATAGGGATAGCGTCTTCCAATGCGAAGAATTATCGCAAATGAGTATCCCTGTGCTACTTCTCAATCTTGCACTGAGAAATAAGAATGCTGTTGTTTTGCAAAAAAACGTCCTGCTCAACGAAGTGCAGAAAGTCTATAAGTTGAGCAAATCGGACGAGTTCAGCGACATAGAAGTTGTTGATACGTATGAGGAGAATGCAACGGACGTTGTCATATCAAACCCACCTTATTCACTGAAATGGGAGCCGAAGTCAGACCCACGCTTTGAAGGCTATGACCTTGCACCTGCTAAGGCTAGTGACTATGCGTTTGTGCTTGACGGCTTGTCAAGGCTGTCGGACGTAGGCAAAGCGTTCTATATCCTTCCAGCAGGCGTTCTCTTCCGAGGAAATGCAGAGGGCAGGATCCGCAAGCAACTCATAGAAAATAATTTGATAGACGCAGTTATCTCATTGCCTGAAAATATGTTTTTGAATACCTGTATACCTGTCAATGTTATCGTCTTCAGCAAGAACAAGCAAACGAGAGACATTTTGTTTATCAGTGCCGAAAAGCTTTTTGAAAAGCACGGCAAGCAAAACGTCATGACGGACGAGCATATTCAGAAAATAGCCGATACATATCACGGCCGTAGTGTTGTTGAAAAATTCTCAAACGTGGCAAGCTATGAAGAAGTCGCTAAGAATGATTACAACTTGAACATTCCACGCTATGTTGACACGTTTGAAAAGGAAGAACTTCCACCGCTTAAAGATATCTGCAAAGAACTGATACAAAGTGAGCTTGAAGTGCGTAAGGCAACGAATGACCTCATGGCGGTGTTGAAAGATCTCTGCGGTGATGATGAATACAGTCAGGTCAAGGACGATTTTTTAAAATTCTTCACTGAACAGGACATTGTCGGTGAAACTATGGCAACGTGGCTTGAAATGAAGAATCTTGAAAACCGCACGGACTACATTCTTTCACACGCCAAAAAAGAGCGCAAACCACTGCTTGACCTGGTAACATTTGAACGTGTGAAAAAAGGCAAAGTGTACGAAGCTGGCACTGTCTATATTCAGCTATCCGCTACGGACGGAAAAGTAAGATATCTTTGCGAGAACTCTGAGCTGGAAACCAAGTACGGCGTATTTCAACCCAAAGACAAGAGCATGGGAACAAGATATCTTTTCTATATCTTGGAATATGAAATGGAAGCGTTTTTGGCACGATATCAGAGCGGAATGAATATTAATCCTGAGATTTTCAAATTCATGCAAGTTACGTACTATCCCGAAGTGAAGTATCAGCAAGAAATAGCTATGACGCTTGACGGCATTCAGGCAAGGTATGATGAGGTTTATCAAGAAAAAGAGTCATGGCAATGTTTCAAGAAATATCATTTGGAGGGAATGTTCCCGTAACAAGAGCACAAAAGTTTGAGGAGGAATAAGCAATGATGAAAATAAAACCTGAATACATTTTTCCACTGCTGCTTATCCTGTTGGACGTGGGAGCGGCTATCATATATGCTATACAAAAGGATTATAAGAAAGCCGTCTACTGGATAGCAGCAGCCGTACTGAATGTGACAGTAACATTTTAGGCTGATATCAATAAGGTGGTGAAAAAAATGAAAAATTCAAACACACCAACAGAACATATAGAGCAGGCATTGCTTTTCAAGTGGGCAACGTTCAGCTCAGGCAAGTATCCCGAACTGGAGTATATGTTCGCTATACCGAACGGCGGCTATCGCCACTATAGAACTGCCTCAGATCTTAAGTCTGAGGGCGTAAAGTCAGGTGTGCCTGACATAATGCTTCCGGTGGCACGTGGCGGTTACTACGGCCTTTTTATAGAAATGAAACGCACATCAGGTGGACGAGTATCGGAATCTCAACAGAAGTTTCTGAAAACGCTTAATGACAACGGCTATCTTGCAGTTGTCTGCAAAGGCTTTGAGCAGGCGCAGGAAGCAATCTTGAAGTACCTTAGTAAAGGAGTGAGAAAATGAAAATATCAAAGCTGAAAAGAATATGTACTAAAGCAGCTAAGACCATATCCTACTTCTATAATGAGAATGATAATTCATTATGGATCGGCTCAGGAAGTGCAATATATCCGCTTTACGGCATGCCGAACATGAATACCAGTGAGCAGTTACTCACGCTTTTTGACATTAATGAAAGTGACCGTGAGAATTGGAAATGTAAGCAGCTGCCACCTGCTATTGAAAGCAGCATTGTTATGAACATCGCTTCATGCACAACAGGCAAGATTATAGATCGTCGTTCAACATTCGTTGCCGGGCCAAGCGAATATCAGATATTCTCAGGCACAGAAAAAGTACATATATGCCCGAAAGCATTTCTTGAAGTAATAGATGATTATGAAATTCTTACATACTATTCCATTGATGATATGATAATCGTCAAAGCAGGCTTGCTTACGCTCGGTGTACTGTGTGAAACCCATGGCGTTGTAACACAAGAACTTCTTAATGACATTAATTCCATGCACGATATGTTACAAGAAGTATTCAACAGGGAGTGCGAAGAAAAAGACAAGAGCAGAAATTATGAGCAGTTGGCAATGACAGAGTGAAGCCCTATATATTGTATATAGTATAGAACAAGTGTTCAGCCCGTGTATAAGCACGGGTATGAGGGCTTGTAATGGGTCTTAATAACTCGGACAGTGGGAGGAAATGACAATGAGCCTTATGAGATACAGAGAGCAAAAGTATATTTATGGAAACTACATGGAAGTGAATATGTATCCTGTCTATGCCTGCCCACGTTCTTCTAGTCGAAAGAAGAAAAGAAAGCCGACAAGCAAGGTGCAGGAGAGATTGAATCAGATCAATGCTGAAAGAGCTCTGGCAAGACTTATCCCTGCAAACTTCACCGACAAAGACTATAAGTTCGAGCTGACCTATGCACCGCAGAATAATCCTGCTGACCTTGAGCGTGCCAAGAAAGACTTTGCTAATTTTGTCAAGCGTGTGAATAGAGCAAGAGTCAAGAGAGGCTTGCCGAGAATGAAATATATTTATTCCATTGAGCAAGGCTCTAAGTCTGGACGTATTCACTTTCACGTTATCATGACTGGTGGTCTGACTATCAACGAGATAGCATCCATATGGGGCAAGGGCTATGTTGACAAGGTCCTGCCATTGATGTTTGACCAGACAGGCTGTGCAGGAATTGCAAAATATTTCTGCAAGCAGAAGATTTCAGATCATAACAACGGCAAGCACGCCAAGCGCTATGTTGCGTCAACGAACTGCATTAAGCCGCAGCCGCAGAATAACGATTATCGTCTGACGAAACGTGCGGTGCAGAGCATGGCATATAACTGTGATAACTCGGCACTGTTCGAGAATATGTATCAAGATTATTACTATGCTGATTGCCGTCCATTCTGGAACGAGGATAACGGCACGTTCTACATATCGCTGTTTATGTACCGGAGAACGGCGAAGCTGAACATATAGGGGGTGAGATGATGAGTCTTAAGGGAGCTGAGCTTAGCGTGATATGTGATGATTGCCATAAGGCATTCATAGTCTGCGTTCGCAAAGAGAGATTTCAAAGCATAGAAGGGGACGTATGGTGCTATAACTGCCCTCACTGTGGTAAGTTATACGTTGCATATATCGACGATAGCCTGACACGTCATGCCCAATCGCTTCAAAAAAACGGTGTTTTGTTGAAAGATATTCTGGCGAAAATATCGAGAGAATTATCGGCAAGGCAGGGAAAGGAGAATTATCATGACTAAGAAGCGATTGCTGTCATATCGACAGCTTAAGGCTGAACTGAAATTGGTAAGCACAGATAGTGACGATTATCGCAGACTCAAAGCAGAGATATCAGAGATTGAAGCATATGTGTCTAGCATTGATGATGCATTCATCAGGATTATTTTCCGCCTGCGCTATCTTGTCCCACGCAAGGACGGAGCTTGGCAGCCACCGTCATGGGCGTGGATAGCCAGGCAAGCCAATGCTTCAGAGGACTACTGCAAAGGCAGGCATTGCAAGTTTTGCAAAAAAAACACGTTGTAACACGCACGAACACACTCTGCATGCTATGATGATAATGCGGGGTTGTTGTTATAGTTTTTCCATAGTTTTATGCCGGTGCAAGGGCCACGTTGTATGACGTGGTCCTTGTGCTATATATGCGAGGTGATAACGTGTATAGTACGAGTCAGATCAGAGAGCTAATCAAGGACGGACGAGTTGACAAGTTCTACAACGACCGCTACTGGAGAAAGTTCAGTAAGAGCGTTATCGCAGAGCAGCACAATGAGTGTCAGATATGCAAGTGCAAAGGCAAGGTGACGAGAGCAAATATTCTTCATCACGTCAAGCATCTTAAGCAATTTCCGCAGCTTGCATACAGTCGGTATTACTATGACGATAATGGCGAACGGCATAGACAGCTGATAGCACTGTGTCATGACTGTCATGAAGCACAGCACCCAGAACGGCGCTGGCAAGAACGTGCAGATAAGTTCGTCAATGAGGAGCGGTGGTGAGCGCCTTGCGGCGATACCCCCCGGGGTCAAGGGTCGAAAAATTTTTTCGGCCTTGTACGACGGGAGGCACAGAAGACAAATCCGCCCTCGCACGCACGTGAGAGAATTTTTTTCAAGAAAAGTCAAATGTAAGGAGTTGGCAAAAGTGAAAAAACCGAGTTTATCAGAGATTGAACAGTCGTTGATAGAGCAGCTCGAACAAATGGGAGCTTCTGTCGATTTCTATAAATCGCTGGTTTCAGATTATCTGTTTTATGAAAAACAGGAAAGGAAAATGCAGGCTGATATTCGCAAGAGAGGACTGACCTATATGGCAGTTTCTGCGGTAGGAAAAGAGTATGAAAAAGACAATCCGTCCGTAAAGCAGGCGTATATGTACAACAAGCAGAAACTTCAAATTCTGAAAGACTTGGGCCTGTCAACTGACAAGGTCAAGAACCTTGACGATGACGAAGAGCTGTAAGGGGCAAGAAGCTCTTGACCTCTCGTATCTTGCAGACTATATCAGCCTAGTCGAGGAGCATAAGTATCCGTATTGTGCTGAGCAGTATCAGCTTATTGACTACGTCAAGCGCATGTTTTTGTCAGAAGATATCTACATTGATGTTGCTCAGGCAGAAAAATATTTCAGCTACGAAAAATATTTTCCGTTCAAGCTTTTTCCATGGGAACGATTCGTGTTCACCCTTCACAACTGCACCTATAAGTCCAATGACTCCTTACGATGGCCTGTACTGTTTCTCTACGTCGGTCGAGGAGCAGGAAAAAACGGCTACTTAGGCTTTGAAGATTTCTGTTTGCTAACACCGACAAATGGCATCAAGCATTACAACATCGATATTTTTGCCACGACAGAAGATCAGGCTAAGACCACGTTCAATGATGTGTACAACGTACTTGAAGACAACCGTGACAAGATGCAGAGATTTTTTTACTGGAACACAGAAAAAATCATAAATCTTAAAACAAAATCCGTCTTGCGATACAGAACATCGAGCCCGAAATCTGCCGACGGTGCAAGACCGGGCAAGGTAGACCATGATGAAGAGCACGCATATGAGAACAGTAAGCTCATAGATGTTGCTGTTGGCGGCCTTGGAAAAAAGCCACGCCCACGCCGCACGATCATAAGCACCGACGGATTCGTCCGTGAAGGTCCACTTGACAAAGATAAGACCAAAGGGATTAGAATTCTTAACGGTGAAATAGATGATAACGGCATGCTACCATTCATTACAAGAGTAGATAAGCCAGAAGAAGTTGAAATGCCTGAAATGTGGTATAAGGCAAACCCATCACTGCAATACCTGCCCGATCTTCTTCAGGAAATGAAGACTGAATTTCAAAATTATCTCGACGATAAGATAAGCAACATCAGCTTTGCAGTTAAACGCATGAACTGCCTGCCACAGCAGACTGAGGGCGGTATAACCGCCTTTGACAATATCCTGGCGACTAATCAGGATATCACACCATATTTGTCAAAGCTTCAGGGCAAGCAATGCACAGCAGGCTTTGACTATATGAAGACCGATGACTTCCTTTCAGCAGGCTTGCTCTTCGACGTAGACGGAACTGACGTATGGATAACGCACACCTGGGTGTGCAAGGCTTCTGCAGATCTATCAAGAATCAAGGCTCCACTGCAAGAATGGGAAGCGGCGGGGCTACTGTCATTCGTTGACGGTCCAGAGATACCGCCTGAGATACCAGTTATATGGGTGGCGCAGAAAGCGGCGGAATTGAATGCAAAAGTCGCAATGACTGGCATCGATAACTATCGCTATACACTGCTTAGGAGGGCGCTTAAAGAGAATCTCTACGCTTCTGACGAAAAAGGCTACGGGAATATCATGCTTGTCCGTCCGTCAAATGAAATGATGATAATGCCTGTAATCACAAGTCAGCTGGTGAATCATAAGCTTGCAGTCGGAGACAATCCCATTTTCCGCTGGGCTATGAACAATACCAAGGTATGCACTTCGTCCGCAGGCAATATGACATATGGTAAAATAGAGCCGAAATCACGCAAGACAGACCCGTTCAAAGCTTACGTTGCTGCGAAAGTAGCTCAGAATAAAATTTCTGAGCAAATATCAAGTATGCCAATGAATACAAACATTCCTGGCGTTTTCACATTCTAGCGGAAGGAGGATAAGCAATGGGTTTAAAATCGTTGATATCAAGAATTATCAACGCCAAAAGTGACGAAGTTATAAGTGTCAAGTCAGTAGGATATGACGATGATGTACGAATAGCTGTTCAGGCATATGCTATTCAGGTAGTTGTCGAGATTCTTGCTGCACTTATATCCAAGTGCGAAATAAAAACCTATCACAATGGAAAATCATTCAAGGGTGAAGAATGGTATCTTTTCAATGTTCGTCCAAACGCAAACCAGACGGCCGCACAGTTTAAGAATGAAATAGTTCGGAAAACTTTGATACTGGGAAACAGTCTGATAGTCAGTGCAGGTCAGCAGTTGATATGTGCCGACGGCTGGAGCACACAGGAATATGCGTTGTATCCGAACTTTTTTTCGCAAGTTTCAAAAGGTTCTTTTACTTTTGAAAAAAGGTTTGATATGAATGATGTTCTCTTTCTAAGATTTTCAAACGGCGGAGTAAGGCAGATTCTATCTGAAATGCTTGAAAATCACAACAAATTTCTTGAAACATCTTCAACGGTCTATGCAAAGAGTGGAACGCAGAAAGGTATACTCGAGATAACACCCATGGCTCAAGGACAGCCGAACTACGAGGAGAAATTTCAAGAGTTAATGAACAAGTATTTCAAAACGTACTTTGAGGCAAAGAATGCAGTTCTGCCTCTGTGGGGTGGAATGAAATACACGCCACAGAGCAACGGAGAAACCAAGCGGACTGTTTCGGAAACAACGGACTACATCTCGATACTCAACGATGCTCTTGAAAAGGCTGCTATTGCATATAACGTGTCACCGGCTATCGTCAAGGGAAATGTTGAAAATATCAGTGAGGCTTTGTCGATGACTCTTACTTTTGCCGTAGATCCTTTTGCGAAAATGCTATCTGACGAGATTACCGCAAAACGATACACGAAAGAGCAGGTCTTGAAAGGAAACTACGCAAAGGTTTGCACGGAAAATATCAAACATTTCGATATTCTCGAAATGGCGAATTCCGTTGACAAGCTGATTTCCAGTGGTTTCTATTCGACCAATGAGCTGAGAGAAAAGGTCGGAGAAGAACGAATTTCTGAAAGTTGGGCGGATCAGCACACCCGAACCAAGAACTATGAAACGATAGAAGGAGGTGGAAACGATGAATAGCATTTTAAATCGATTTGAATTCAGGTTAGAGGCAGATAAGCCAACGGAGCTTAACTTATATTTGTATTCTCAGGTCCGTGGAGGACTTGCCTATGATTTGGCAAAGGGAAAATTTGAGGAGAGCAAGACAGGTGCGAGCTATTTTTCCAAAAAGCTGGAAGAATACAAGGACTGTGAGCACATCAATCTGTACATCAACTCTCTTGGCGGTCAGATCAAAGAGGGCGTCGCTATTGGAAATATTTTAAAGCGGCATAAAGCAAAAGTGACTTGTTATGTTGACGGCTGGGCTTGTTCGATAGCTAGCGTTATAGCCATGGCAGCGGACGAGATCGTCATGTACAACAACAGCCTCATGATGATTCATCAGGCGTCCTGCTATTGTGAAGGAAATGCCGATGATATGAGAATCGCTGCTGACGAGCTGGATAAGATGACTGACACCGCTATCTCAACATATGCCGAACGTTGCGGTGGTAAGTGTAGTCGTGAAAAAATTTCCGAAATGGTCAAGGTGGGAACATGGCTCACAGCTGATGAATGTCTTTCGTATGGCCTATGTGATACCATATCGACTGGGAAACAGCCTGTTGATATGGCAACCATGCTCAGTGACGTAAAGCGATACACAATGTCAAGTGTTCTTGACGGTGAAAGCATGGATAAGCTTATTGAGCTGTATAAGCAGTCAACTGCACAGCAGGCCTTACCTGCTGAAAAAAGCAAAGAAGAGAAAGAAAATGCCGCTATATCGGCATTTGAAAAGTTTATGAAATTGGAGGTAAAAAAATGATTAATCTCGACACACTCAAGGAACAGAAAGAAGATATCCTGGCATCGCTTTCAGTCGCTATAAAAAATGGCGATGATAAAGCAATGGAAAATGCTCTGGATAAGTACGGCAACCTGATTTCAGATACTATCATGAATGAGGTAAAGAGCACCACGGAGTCTGTTGACAGCCAGATACTTAGCACACGTGGTGTAAGAATGCTGACAAGCGATGAAAAAGAGTACTATGACTCCGTTATCGCTGCCGGTAAGTCTTCTGATCCGAAGATGGCATTGACAAATGCCGACAAAACAATGCCAATCACGATCATTGAGTCCGTGCTCGGTGAAATTCCACAGCAGCACCCACTGCTCAACTTCATCAGCTTCCAGGACACAACTGGCATCACAAGAATGCTTGTCAACGAACAGGGCGAACAGACTGCCAAGTGGGGAGATCTGAACACCGCTATCGACAAAGAGTTGCAGGGAGCGTTTAAGCTTTTCGACGTCTCTCTCAAAAAGCTTACAGCATGGATACCTGTGTCTAACGATATGTTAGATCTGGGTGCAACATGGCTGGATAGGTATGTACGTGAAATCCTTGCTGAGGCTCTGTGGGTCGGCATGGAAACAGGTATCGTTACAGGTGACGGCCTGAACTGCCCTATCGGAATGTGCAAGGACGTGTCTGATAAGGCGTCAGTAGTTGGCGGAAAATACCCCGATCAGAGCACGATTGCACTCAAGGAAATGTCGCCTGAGGCTATCGGTACTATCGCTGCTCAGCTTACTAAGACAGAGGCTGGAAACAACAGGCCGCTTGATAACCTCATCTTCGTAGTCAATCCAAAGACATATCTGACCAAGGTAATGCCTGCAACAACGAACTTCGTTCAGGGAAAATGGGTTAACGATGTTATGCCTATTCCATGCACTATTATCCAGTCATGCGCCGTTCCTGATGACAGAGCTATCTTCGGTCTTGGCAAGCGTTACTTCATGGGTCTTGGCATGGCTAAGGGCGGTAAGCTGGAGTTTGATGACTCATTCAAGTTCCTTGATGACGCAAGGACATATAAGATCAAGACATACGGCAACGGCAAGCCACTCGACAGCAATGCTTTCAGGTATCTGGATATCTCAAAGCTTAAGAGATTTATCCCGACAGTATACACTGTCACACCGTCAGAAACATAAGGAGTTGATATAAATGCAGCAGGCATTATTCGAGGAAGTTAAAAATCAGCTGAACATAACTTGGTCAGACGAAGCTACTGACAGAAAGATAAACAGCATTATAGCACGTGCTATAGGAGTACTTAACGGATATGCAGGTCAGGTGCTGGATATCAACGTTGACGAAAATATCAACGGCGACGCCCAGCTTCTGATCGACTGCTGCAGATATATATATAACGATTGCTTCGAGGACTTTGAAAAAAATTATCACTCTCAGCTCTTCGCTCTGAGAGCAAGATGTCAGATTGAGGAGATGTCAGGAGGAAGCGTATGATAAGCAAGCGGCAGACGTTCAATGACGGAATATGCACTATGGCAACTATCATCAATGCCAATAGCTTGAAAATCAAGCAAGCAGGCATAAGATATGACAATCGTACCGTCGGCTCAGAGCGTTTCTATAAAGCCGCTGAGTATCAGCACCGCTGTGATAAGGTGATAAGAATACCACTTATCGCCGAGCCGCAGGCGACTGACATTGTGATAATGAACGGCGACCAGTATAACGTCATTCAAGTTCAGATGATAAAGGACGCTAAGCCGCAGGCTTGGCAGTTATCAATAGAAAAGCGGAAAAAGAGGTTAGAAATCCATGTCAATGAGTCCTGATGAGATGGCTGAGGCTTTACAGCACGCATTTCAGCAAGAAAGTCACCGTGTTAATGAAGCCGCCAAAAGAGCCGTTAAGAAGACCGCAAAGGAAACCCGCAAGGTCGTCCAAGAACACTTCACGTTCAATAACCGCTCCGGCAAGTATGCCAAGGCGCTTACAGTTAGCACCGAATACGAGGACTCTTTCGACATTCGGCAGATAGTGAATTTCAAGAAGAATAAGCAGTATCTTCTCACACACCTGCTGGAGTATGGCCATGCTATGAAGCGTGGTGGCAGAACGCTTCCGTTTAATGCGAAAGCTTATCCGCACATGATTTACGGACAAGAGTATGACGAAGAAAAATTACCGGAAAACATCAGAAAGGAGATTGAGAAGTCGAAATGACATTGACAGAACTTATATCACTTTCGGGCATTCCTGCGGACAGGATTGCTAAGATAGATTTTCCAGTGGAAACGGAATTGCCGTTCGCAACATGGATAAACAAGACACCTCAGACGATATCTGCAGACGGAAGAACTGTCGCAGTTATCCCACGGATTGCAGTTGAAATATACTGCGAGCCGGAAGATGAAGAAACACATATCCTATTTGAGAACGCCCTTATGGATAAGGGCATATGTTTCTCAGTCGCCGCAGGCTATCTGGGGCAGGATCAGCAAATGGATATGTGGGTATACGAATTCGATCGCAAGGAGGAATATTAATGAAAGGAACAGTGAAAGCCGTTGCCCATGCACTGATTACAGAGTCTACAGATGTCAGTGGTGCGACAACTATCACATATGGAGAACTTAAGTATCATAAGACAAAGCTTTCGGGCACCCGTCAGGTAAGCCTTGACCCGAAGTCATCAAGCAATGAGGTATGGGCTGACGGCGTAGTAGCATTCGCAGGTCAGACTAATCAGGGTTACGAGGGAACTATCACCACACTTGACCTGTGTGATGATCTTGAGAAAGACTGGTACGGAAATGTCATCGAAGAGAAAAACGGCACACTGGTCGAAGTAGCAAGAACAGGAGAAGCGCCAAAGTTCGGCTTGATCGTACAGTATGAGTCAACATCAGAAGCCGAGGGATACACCGAGGTTTTCCCTTACTGCTATACTACAGATCGCACGAAATTCTCAGTTAAGACAGAGGAAGACAGCGGTATGGACTATGAGTATACAGAGCATAAGATTGCCTGCAAGCCGTCACCGGCTGAGGCTACTGTCAACAACAAGAAAGGACACATTGCACGTTTCCGTATAAAGGGTAACACAGTACTCACAAAGTTTCCTGAGTACACCTACACCCCGGGTGAATGACAATGAGCAATACATTAGTCCTGACTATAGACAGCAGGCAGATAGGCTTCAAGGCTACAGCAGGCCTTTTCTATCGATACAAGGAAGCATTCGGCACGGAGTATCTTGAGGACGTTGTCAAGGTTCATCAGTTCGGTAAGGGTGCCTTTGTTCAACAGGTCGAATACCGCACCCTATGGGTGCTTGCCAAGACTTATGATGATAGTATACCGCCTATTCAGACGTGGCTTGACAGCTTCGCCTATGGTGCATTTCCTGTTGATGATATCTATAATCAGGTTATGCCTATACTGCAGGCAAACATGAAAGTTGACAGAAAAAATCCATAAGCGGCAGTAAAAGCGGAGATGATCGGCCTCTCAAATCGGAGGAGGTCATCTCTCTTGTTATAAACAGGGGTCTTACTGTCGCTGATTTAGACCGCATGACGTATGGTATGGTAGTGAACTATGCCTGCGCCTATGACCGACAGCGATTAATCGCCGCCGGCAAAAAGGTCATTGACCCCGAAATTAAATACGAAGAACTGAAATCAAACCTGCCTGTTGTTGAAGAACGATATAAGCAGGGAAAAATCAGCAAAGAACGATATGAAAAGTATATTGCGAAAATAAAGGCATGGGAGGGTGAGTAATGGCTAAGTCATCATCAGATGAGAAAATCAAAGGTATGTACGTCAAAATCGGTGGTGATACGTCTGAGTATACTGCCGCCATGAAAGGGCTTAATGCCGATATCAATTCGACTACAAAAAATCTGAACAGCGTCAACAAACTCTTAAAGCTTGACCCGACTAACGTTGAATACACCGCTCAGAAGCAGAAGTTGTTGAGCGAGGCTATCGAAGCAACAAAAACAAAGCTTGACGTTCTCATTAGAAACGAGAAAGATATCAACGAGCAGTATAAGAAAGGCGAGTTGCCCGTTGAGTCATATCTTAAGTATCAGGAAGAACTTGAAAAGACCAAGAAGAAGCTGAACACACTGCGAGATCAGACCAAGACCGCAGATGATAGCACCAAGGAGCTTGGCAATGAAGCCAAGGATACGTCAGATAAGGTCAAAGACCTTGGTGATAAAGCTGACCAGACAGGCAGTGTCTTCAAGGACGTTTTCTCTGCTAATCTTGCAGTTGAGGGGCTGAAAGCTATAGCTAATGCCGCCAAGGAAGCGGCGGAAAGCTGTGCACAAGTTGGTATAGACTTTTCAAGTTCTATGTCCAATGTGGCGGCGACAATGGGCATGACCGCAGAGCAGGTCAGCACAGGCGCTGAGGACTATCAAAAGTTAGAGAACGCCGCTCGTGAGTGTGGTGAGACTACAAAGTATACCGCTTCGGAGTCCGCTGACGCTCTTAATTACTTGGCTCTTGCAGGATATGACGTAAATAAGGCGGTTGAAACACTGCCGAAAGTTCTTAATCTTGCCACTGCCTCAGGCATGGACCTTGCGTCCTGCACTGACATGGTAACGGATACTATGTCAGCACTACAGTTGCAGACGAGTGACCTTGACGGCTATATGGACATGATGGCCAAGACAGCCCAAAAATCTAATACCACAGTTGCTATGCTTGGTGAGGGCATTCTCCAGTGTGCCGGTACGGTCAAGTCCACAGGGCAGGACGTTGATACAATGTGCACCTCTCTTGGAATACTGGCTAATAACGGTATCAAGGGTGCAGAGGGCGGCACACATCTCAGAAATATGCTTTTGTCGTTAACATCACCGACAGACGTTGCTTCCGCTAAGTTGAAAGAACTGGGTGTGAGCGTGGCTGACAGTGAGGGAAATATCAGAGATATCAACGATATTTTCGGAGACCTTAACGCCAAGCTTTCCAAGCTCTCAGATGACCAGAAGACCAAGGCGCTTAGCGATATTTTCAATAAGACAGACTTATCGTCCGTTAATGCCATGCTTCAAGGCATGAGCGGGTCTTTCGATGACCTGAAAGCTCAGGTAGATAACGCCGACGGAGCGTGTCAGACAATGGCTGACACCATGAATAACAATCTTAAGGGTAAGCTGGCTATAATGGACTCTTCCCTTGAATCCCTTGGCATAACTATTTTTGATAAGTTCAGTGCCCCACTCGAAGACGCCGCCGAAAAAGGCTCAGAGCTTTTCAGTGAACTTACCAAGGATATCAAAGATGGAGACCTCAGTGACGAATTCGACGATATGGGCAATGCCCTTGGAGATTTAGTCGAAACAGGCGCCAAGTTCGCCAAAGGTTCGTTGCCTATCCTCATTGACGGTGTAAAGTTCTTCTGCGAGCATTCTAACCTTGTTATCGGAGGATTGACAGGAATAACGTCGGCAATGGTATCAAAAAAAGCCATAAATAACGTTTCAGACCTCGTAAAGTCATTCAAGAGCCTTACAGGTGCAACAAAAGCAGCTGAAACCGCCCAGCAGGCTTTAAATGCAACTCAAAAAGCGTCGCCGGTAGGGGCAATTGCAGCTATTATAGGTACGGTAGTTGGCGGTATTGTGTCTTATGCAACTTCGGTTGATGACGCCGCTGATTCAACAAAAGTCCTCAATGACGAAGAGCAGGCGTTAGTCGACAGCACGAATGAACTGACAGACTCCATGAAGAAAGCCGCAGATCAGAGAGAAGAAGCCAAGACAGATATAGAAGCCGAGTATAGCAGCTATAAAAGTCTTGCAGATAGAATTTTTGAGCTTTCTGACGCCGAGAGCTTATCTAATGACGAGAAGTCAGAAATGAAAACTCTTGTGGACCAGCTGAACAGTGCCATGCCTGACCTTAATCTTCAGATTGATGATCAGACAGGCAAGCTTCTCAACAATAAGGACGCTGTCTATGAGTGCATAGAAGCAAAGAAAGAACAGCTTCTTGTCGAAGCAGCTCAGAAAGATATGGTCGCTATATCAGAAGACCTCTATAAGGCTGAGAAAAATCATAAAGAGCTTGAAGAAGAAATTGCCAAAAAGAAAAAAGAAATGATCCCGATTCAAGAGAAGATGAATAAGCTAAACGCAGATTGGGCGAACGTCGCTGATGAAAGTCAGTACTGGGATCTACAGGAGCAGTATGACAAGCTTGACAAGTCTGTAAAAGAGCTTCAGAAGTCGTATAAGTCCGCAGGCGGAGAGATTGAGCAACTGAACACAGACTATGCTGACGCCTCCAAGTACGTTTCTGAGCATTCTTCTGCTCTCGAAGACAATTCAAAGGCCGTAGAGGACAATGCAAAAAAGGTCGATACGATCTATAACCGCACTGTCATGTATAAAGACGGCTTACACAAGGTATCACAAGAAACTGTTGACGCAATAGTTGAGATGAATAAGAGCTATGACGAAGCCGTCCAGAAACGAACGGAAGAATTGCAGAACAATCTTAACCTCTTCGACGAATTCAACGGCGGTGCTGAGATATCCGCAGAACAGCTTATGCAGAATTTGGAATCTAATCTTGACGGCATGGCAAGTTGGTCTGATGATATCAAGACGCTTGCAGACAGAGGCGTGAATAAAGGTCTTATTAAGACCTTGCGGGAAGCAGGTCCGCAATCTGCAAGCAAGATAAAGGCGCTACTGTCTATGTCGCAGCCTGAGTTGAAAAAGTACAGTGATATGTGGAAAGGGTGCATGAGCGACTGCAAGAAGATAGCAACATCAGAGTTCGACGAGCTCAGGCAACAGTATGATAAGACCATAGAGACGCTTCAAAAGCGTGACCAAATAAGCCAGATATCAGACGTATGGAAACAAACAGGTGCGGCAATGATGTTAGGTATGCAGCAAGGCATACTGTCTGCACAGCAGTCTGTCATTGATACCGCAACAAGTGGAGCGAACGCAGTGCTTGCGGCGGTCAAGGGGGTATATGATATACACTCCCCTTCAAAGGCATTTGAGAATATATCGAAAATGAATGCGCAGGGTGAGATCCAAGGCTGGAAGTCAGCAGAGAAGGATATCATCAAAGCCTATACCAATACTGGTGACAAGATACTGTCAGAGAATATGCGAAATACATACAGCGATACGAATAGGGTCGCAAGGTCGGTATATAATGGATCATATGCCCACAGTATCACGCAGAAAGCAGCAACAAGCGCCACAGAAAACACGCAGGTCGTCCCAACAGTCAGACAAATGCCAGAGACTATTCATAACGTGATAGTATTCCCTAATGGGAAAGTGATTGCAGAGGAAACAGTTCCATTTATAGATGTAATGCTTGGCGAAAGAGCTGCGAGAAAGAAAAGAGGTAGTGCAGTATGACACGACAAATCAGATTTAATGGCAAAAAGTCGTATGAGGATTTTAAAATCAGAATAATCAGTGCAACAGTTGCAGAGCCGAAGAAGCGTGAGATCAAAGTGACTGTACCTTATCGCAACGGCAGTATTGACCTGTCTGACTATGACGGCAATTTTTATTTTGACGACACCGAAGTATCATACAAGATGTTCGTATCTGATACAGACCCTGTCACACTGCTCCGCAGGATTGAGAAGATCAAGAGCTGGTTATGTGAAGCTCCACAGCAGAATATTTATGACAACTATTCCGAGAACTATCATTTTGTCGGCAAGTGTAGAACTGTTGAGACCAGCCTTGGTGAAGATGACATAACAGCTACTCTCGATGTCACTTTCGATGTAGCACCATATAAGGTCTCTGACGACTTTGCAGACACAGCATGGGACACTTTTTCATTCGATGATGATTGCCTCAATCAGATGCCTCTCTCCTGCATAGCACACACAGACGGCTATCATTCCCAGCCGGGGGTACTATACTTCTGTTCTTATGCCAAAGATGACATAGTTCCGAGCTTAAGGTATCACAAAAATGCTAACGATAAGGACAAACGAGGATTGACAATGCTTGATCTCAACGGTCATACCCTCACAGAAAACCTATACAAAGAAACTGAATCAACGTTTAGAATGCAAAATTTCGTCGTCAAACCCGGCACAAATGTCTTAGCTCTATACGGATCTGGTTCACTTGAAATCGAACTGGTGGAGGAAATACTATGTTAGTTACACTCGATGATGCAAAGACGCTTCACGAAACTGGTTCTGTCAGAACCAACAAGCTGACAGGAACCATTGCCAAAGAAATAAACGCTATTGACACATTTACGTTCAACATATATCCCGACAACAGCTACTACTCCGATTTAAAAGAACTGACATCGTTGATAAAGGTTTACGACAAGGAAAGTCTGATATTCGATGGCAGAGTACTGACGATATCACCATACATGACTGATAGTGGCGAGATTGGCAAACAAGTTGTCTGCGAGGGCGGTTTGTGTTTTCTGAAAGATAGTGTACCAATTATCAAACAGCTAAAGTGCACAATAAGAACGTATATAGCCACACTACTTTCAGCACACAATAATTCTGTTGAAAGCTACAAGCAGATACATATTGGCAATATTAACTGTTCGCAAGTGCAGCACACATTTAATCCAGGATATGAAGACACGTTCTCAGAATTGACGAAAAACCTGATTTCCGGTGAAGATATCAGAGGTGAAATGAGGGTACGCATCGGCAAAGGAGGCATTAGATTTTTCGACTTCATAGCAAACGAATTTTCAGAGTTCAGCAATAAAACGATACAACTAGGAAGGAATATGCGATCTATCACGCAGGCGATAGACCCAAGTGAGATCATCACAAGACTGTATCCGTTAGGTGCTGTCATCAACGATGATACGGGCGAACGTGTGACGCTTTCGGGAGCAACGAAGTATATTGACAATGACCAGCTGATAAAGCGGTACGGAGTACACGCTGGAACTATGGTATTCGACAATATCACCACTCCAGGCGCATTGTCTGGAGCCGGCAGAGTATGTGCCGGAGCACTAAAAGCAGCAAAAGTTCAGTATGAGGTATCGGCTATTGACATTGATAAGAAGCTAGACGGCTTTGCAGTTGGCTGCAGGTATCGCGTAGTCAATAGCTACCTTGGCATCGACGAAATATTGAGATGCATTGGCACCAGTATCGACATCAATGACAGATCACAGAATGTGCTGACATTTGGCGACAAGATCGCCACAATTAGTGGAATGTCAGCAAGAAAATAGGAGAAATGATTATGGCAAAAGCAATTGATATAAGTTTAGAGGTCACACAGGTGGCAACAGCATATACAGGTCGAGACGTCCGACAGGCTATTGTCGACGCATTGAACGCCACACAGAACGCAATCAATGAAATGAATATGCCAGCAGGATCTCAGACCCTTATCGTACCGTCAGAGACGACACTGGCCACAACGACTTTGAATTTGCCGTTCACACCGACTCAGAATACGCAGATCATCTGTAGTCTGCGGGAGGTGTCGGCACCAACAGTGAGAAGGCTGTGTGTAGAAACATTTTTCACAAGCAACAATTTGATAGTAGCGCTGACGAACGCAGAAAGTGCAAGTGCTACCGTTCCACAGGGTGAATATATTATTGACTGGATCGTAACAAAGCCATAGAAAGGAGGAATATCAATGCACATAAAAATCAACGAAGACTACAATGTAGTCGTGAACACAGCCCTATTAGGCTATGTCGGTGAAACAAATGCCCGTCCTGTGTCGGTCGAGGGCATGGAGATAGACGGCGCAGACCGCTATGTAATGACGATAGACTACGGCGACGGCGTGACATATGAGGTCGATATCACAGGTGGCACATGGACACCTACGGCTGATATACTGCGGTCAGCGCAGACAGTCAGCTGTCAGATAGCGGCTAAAAAACTGTCAGGGCAGGAATATATCCTGGTGAAGAAATCACGAATTTTCCGTCTGCGTATCGGTGCGGCTATAGGCGATAATGCAGTACCGTCACCTGATGTGGCTATGGACGCACTAGACCGCATAGACGCCATAGGCAGACAGGCGCACGCAGATATGCAGACAGCCGTCACCGCCGCAGAAACGGCGACTACAGCGGCAGAAAACGCTGAGAAATCAGCTACAGACGCAGAGAAATCAGCAGATACCGCAGAACAGGCGGCAAGCCGTGCTGAAACTGCAAAGACAGCGGCTGAAAAGTCCGCTACACAGGCAGAAAACGCCAAACAGGGTGCAGAAACTGCACGTGCTGAGGCGGTCACAGCACAGAACGCCGCCAAGGTATCAGCAGCCCAAGCATCAACGGCAGCACAGCAGGTCGAAGCCGACAAGACAATAACGGCAGGATATGCCAAAACTGCCAAAACTAATGCAGACAGCACTGCGGCAGACAGACAGGCGGTGCAGACGTTGGCAGAACAGGTGACAGCTGATAAGGCTATTGTGGCAGACCATGCCACACAGGTCGCAGAGGACAGAACAGCCGCTGAAACTGCCGCACAGACAGCACAATCCATAGCTGACAGCCTGCCTGAGGACTATGTAACGGCTGTCGAAAAAATTGCCGAGAATACAGTTGAAATAGCTAACGTGAAGCTTACGGATAAGGAACTGCAAAGACGTGTAAATGCACTGTATTCCATCGGTCAGGGTATCACACACCAGTTTGAAACAGACACAGATACGGCATATGCTAAGACTATTCCTACAGGCGGGAAGCTGATGAGCGTGAAGTCTGTTGGTGGTAGGAATTTGGTGTGGAATCAGATGTGTTCGACGTTCACATATCAAGGTACGGAATGCAATTGCAAGCCAGTGTACTCTGCCCATAAATATCTGTGCAGAATAGATTGCGAAGCTGAGCAAGGCACTACTGTCTATATGTATTTCCGTGAAGTGATATACACCAAAAACAACCAGATAAGTAAAGCTGTGAATGCTGGAAAAAGTACTTTGTCATGGATTACTAGCCCATATGGCGATAGCGATATAGGTGGTACGTTTGACGCATTTTTAACAGGCAATAGCGTCAAAGTGACGTTTAGCAATCGACAGATTTTTGACCTAACCGCCATGTTCGGCACAGGCAACGAGCCTAGCACAGTGGAAGAATTTGAAGCCATGTTCCCTGCGGACTACTATCCATATAATGCTGGCGAGATTATTAGTGCTGGCACAGAAGAGATTGTGGAGCAGGGACGAAACTTGTGGGACGAAGTATGGGGAGTTGGTTCGATTAACGCATCTAGTGGCAATGACGAAGGTTCAAAAGAGGCTATATATTCAAAAAACTATACGCCAATTATACCAAATTCAACCTATATCTTCGTGTACGCAGGTAGTGCCAAAATTGAAAATGTGAAAACCAGATTTTATGACCATAACAAAAAGTACATTGGCTATAACGACAACAACGGGCAAATTGTCTACCCAAACAGAGCATTTATAACCCCATTAAACGCATTCTATGTACGTTTCACACTGCCACCGATGTATGGCGATGTTTACAAAAATGATATAGCGTTGATAGCTGGTAGCTCTGGAGCCTACGCCCCCTATCATCGCAACGAATACCCAATCCCCGAAGCAATCCGCAATCTGCCTGGCTATGGTTGGTCAGCAGGAACGGCACGAAACTATGTGGACTATGAAAATAAACGATACGTTCAGTGCGTGAGCAGCGTTGATTTAGGGACGCTGGATTGGACGTCTAGATTATCGACAGTCGACAACAGTATATACGTTTTTATTTCCAATGATTTAAATGCGAACAATCGGGGTAATAGTGGGTTGTGTAGTCAATATGATTTGGTTACGTCTAATATCGACGCAACCATAGTAAAAAAAGATAAGTTTTTCTATTATAATCCACTGAACATCGCATTTATTGATAAATCCTACACCAATGCCACCGCATTTAAACAGGCGATGCAGGGTGTTATCCTATACTACGAACTAGCGAACCCTATAATCACCGACATTTCAACCCTGATTGATGATGATTTTCTGCGAAACATCGAGGTCGAAGCAGGGGGTTCAGTGACATTCAAGGGTGGTAATGACGATTACAGAATACCTGTTCCAAGTGAGGAAGAGTATATCGTGAGACTTTCAGAGATAGGAGGTACAACATGACGGATTTAGAAAAATCTATGGTTGAGAGCATGGGGCTGACGGAAGACAATTTTCGCAAGCCCAAAGTCACCGAGATAGACAGGATAAAGGCAAACGTTGATTTTTTGGCTATGTTGAACGGTGTTGAGTTGGAGGTGAGCGGCGATGAGTAAAAACTATGCAAAGGTCAAGAGATACTATGACAGCAGTTTGTGGTCGGTTGCTATGGTACACACCGCCGTCGGCAAGTGGATCACGGCTGAGGAGTATACAACAATCACGGGACAAACATACGAAAGCGAGGAACAGCAATGAAAGAAAACACAACAAAAATCATCATATCAGCAATAGCCGCAGGGCTGTCAGCGTATTTCCGTGTTATGGCGATACCTATAGTCATTCTGGTGCTTGTGATGATCATCGACTATATCACAGGAATGTGGAAAGCATGGAGCAGGGGCGAGCTGTCAAGCCGTGTCGGTCTTAAAGGGCTTTTCAAGAAAGTCGGCTACATATTCGTGGTGGCGGTGTCAGGCGTGCTTGATTGGCTCTTTATCTCAGGACTTTCACAGATAGGCATTGAGGTAAGTGTCAGCTTTTACTTCGGGCTTATTGTGACGATATGGTTTATCATCAACGAGTGTATTTCTATCTTGGAAAATCTTGCGGTGATAGGTATACCACTGCCGTCATTCTTGGTGAAGATAGTACACAAGCTTAAAATCACAGTTGAAAACAAAGTGGATACAAACGAAAGTGAGGAATAACAATGAATTACGATGAGTTTATCAAGAAGCACAATGGCGTAGCCGTTGACTATGACGGAGCAGCAGGCAGGCAGTGTGTAGACCTTGCAACGGCATATTTTAACGAGGTCTTCGGTTCAGGTATCAAGAATTTCTGGTATGACGCACATCACTTTTGGGATTTGTTTGACAAAAATACTTGGCTGAAAGCAAATTTCACAAAGGTAAAGAACACGCCAAGTTTCGTGCCGAAAAAGGGTGATGTAGCGATATGGTCAGGCACGTTGAATGGCGGCTGGGGTCACATAGCAATCTGCACGGGTGAGGGCAACACGAGTTATTTTTATTCGTATGACCAAAACTGGAGCGGAAAAGCCTGCACTAAGGTCAAGCATACTTATGACCATATTGCAGGCTTCCTGAGACCAAAGAAACAGAGCAAGATAAGTGCGAAAGTGCTTGACAAGACAGGCTACAAGCAGGGCAACAAAACAAGCGGTGTGCTTGCCCTCAAGGAGCTGTTGCTTCTTGCAAAGGCGGTCAAACTTCACAACATAGGTATGGATAAGAACGGTACATACGGAAAAGGTACTGCAAAGGCAGTTAATACTCTGCTGAAAAAGTGGGGGTACAGCGAGAATGGCATTGCAGGCGTGAACTTCATCAAGAAGCTCAGCGACGAGATTACAAAGAAGATAAAGTAGACAGTAAGACAGCCGACAGGGATTATTCCTTGTCGGCTGTTTTACTTTATTATTCGATTTTTTTATCTTTTGCCATATCATTCTCAACGAGTTCTACAATCAAACCGGTTAAACTTTTCCCTTTGCTCTCAGCGTAAGCCTTATATCGCTCTTTGTCGCCAAGCGGCAAGTTAAGCGTAAGTTTATCACGTTTTTCTTTCATATAGCGCATTGTGCGTTCTTTTGATTTTTCATTATACACAAACATCACCCCCTCATTGTCATTATAGCACATATTCAATTACACGGCTATATGCAAAATGAACAAATACACGGCTATATATTTGTTGATATTTTAATATAAAAGTCATTGACATATACACGGCTATATGCTATAATAATATCAGAAAAGAACGAAAGGGGGCGGTTAAATTGGACAAGAAAATAAAAAAGCTTGTTAAGCTGGTCCAACAACTTAACAAGCTAATGATCGAGATAATCGGCTTGATTGGCTACATCTTGATCATAAAAGATTTACTTAAATAAGTAAATTCGGCAGAAAGGAGAGTTGACCGCTCTCCTAACTGCTTGAATTATACCACAAAAACGAAAGGGTGTCAATATGAAAAATGATATTTTCAAACTTTGTAAAGAGCTGCTCAAGCTTGGCGGATTGATACTTGCAGTAGCGTACCTGGTGTTAAGATAATTCAAGGAGGTAAATAACATGAAAGTTACAGTTGAAAACGAGAAAATCAAGGTCAACAGTCCGTACAACAAGAGCTTTGTCGCAGGGGCAAAGCAGATACAGGGCAAGTGGAATGCCCCTTGCTGGGTCTTTCCAGAGGAGAACAAGGAAGCCGTCAAGGCGTTGCTTATTGAATGCTACGGAGAGTGTGGAGAGCTTGGTGCGGTCAGCACTGTCACAGTAGATCTTGACCTCGACACTTATACAGAGGGCTACGAGGACGGAGAAATCAGAGTTGGCTCAATCGTTGTTCTGAAAAGACTCTATCGTGATAGAGAAGTTATTTTCTCTGACAATGCAATGCTTATAAGCGGTGGCTTTGCCACTTCGGGCGGCTCTGCCAAAAATCCCAGGATATCAGCTGATGAGGGTACAATCGTTCGTGTTAAGGGTGTGCCTGAAACAATTTACAGTAAGATAAAGGACCATGAGGGCGTTAAGCTTGTATCTGATATAGACGTGGAAAGCTTAAAAGCAGAGCGTGAAAAGCTTCTCAAAAGAATTGCCGAAATAGACGGCTTGCTTGCACTATGAAAGCGGCGGTCTATATAAGGGTGTCAACGCTGGACCAAGCACGAGAGGGGTACTCCCTCTCTGCTCAGCGAAAGACACTCACTGAATGGTGCGCCACAAGAGGTTATGAGGTATACAATGTGTATGCCGACGAGGGCATAAGTGCAAAAGATATTACACACCGCCCAGCGTGTCAAGCCATGCTTGAAGCGGCTTATAACAGTGAATTTGATATCATACTGATATGGGCGTTAAGCCGTTTCACAAGGTCCGTTGCAGATCTTTATGATACATGGGATAAACTACAAAAACATAACGTCAGCGTTGTAAGTTGCACAGAGGGTTTCGACACATCTACACCGACAGGTCGTGCTATGATGGGCGTACTTGGTGTTTTCGCCCAAATGGAGAGAGAATTGACGGCTGAAAGAGTTTCGTTTGCTTTAGCTGAAAGAGCTTCACAGGGGAAGCGGACTTGCTCTGACGTTTTAGGCTATAACCTAGACGGAAAGGATAGTCTTACTATCAATGAAACAGAGGCAGAAGTTGTTCGGTTAATTTTCAAAAAATTCATTGAGTATCAGTCCTATCTACCTGTAGCTGAGATAGTCAACGCAATGGGGCATCATGGGCGACGAGGAAGTTCATTTAACGCTGAGTCGATAAAGAAAATAGTAACATGCCCTGTTTACATCGGCTATTATAGCTTTAAGGGGCATTTATATCAGGGCGACTATGAGCCGTTGATATCGGAAAAAGATTGGAGACACGCACAACGTATCGTACAGAAGATACGTTGCGGTCGGAGAAAGTATATCAGATAGTATTTCAGACGTCTCGGAGTGATCTGAGACGTCTGATTTTTTTTCTATCGTTGAAAAAAGTATAAAAATTTGAAAAGTATCGTGGGAAAAATATGTTGCGGTCTCCCGCAACCATATTGGTGATACCAAATGGATACTCACCTTAAAAAGCCCGTGTTTACGGGCTTTTTTGATATTTAGAAAACAAAAAATTTTAATGTAAAACCGTGGATGCTTTTCACCAGTTTTCACGAAAAAAAGGGAGTCGAACCCTACACAACAAAAAATATCGAACATAACGGCAGACTTTGAGTATATTTTGCTCTAAGCCTGCCGATTTTTTATGAAAAAACATTCACAAAGTTTAGAAGGCTGTTTTGTCAAATATCACGAAATGTGATAAACGACAAAGCGGTCTTTTTTTATTTCAAAGGAGGCTTGATAACAAATATACTATAAAAAGGGAATCTAAAACGACTGGAGGTGATCAAGTAAAAAATGAACAGCAGTCAGACCGAGGACATGACCGAAGAACCCGATATGGGAATGACGATGTGAGGTGTTATATGATTTACAACGAAAAGAAGGTAGAAATGCTCAGGCAGAGATATCCCGAAGGAACTCGGATATGCCTTGACAGTATGGATAACGATCCCCGTCCGATTCCACCAGGTACTAAAGGCATAGTTCAATTTGTGGACGATGCGGGTACTCTGCACTGTAAATTTGATAACGGAAGAACGCTTGGGGTTATCCCCGATGTGGATAAGTTCCATAAAATCGCTCAGGAACAGAGTCAGATTGATAAGCAAACAGAGGAAAATATTGAGTGCGAGGAAATTACAGAAACGGAAGATCTTGAAGAAAACGAAGAAATGAATATGTCAATGTAACGGTTAAGTTTTGAAAAAGACTTAGCCGTTTTTTTATTACAAAAAGGAAAGGAACGGTGATAAATGATAAAATATTTCGAAGCGTTTGCAGGAATAGGAGCGTTCCGTTCGGCTTTTGAAAAAGTAGGCGGGTTTGAGTGCGTCGGATGGTGTGAAATTGACAGATTCGCACAGAAAGCCTACAGAACGCTGTATGACACAAAGGGGGAAATTTTTTATGAGGACATCACAAAAATCGATTACGGAAATATGCCGGATTTTGATCTGCTCGTTGGAGGCCCGTGCTGCCAATCGTTCAGTGTCGCGGGGCGCAGACTCGCTTTTGAGGACGATAGAGGAAACCTGTTTTTTAACTATATCCAAATCCTTGAAGCCAAGCGCCCCCGTTACTTTATCGCTGAAAACGTACCCAACCTGCTTGGTATATCACAGGGGGAATGTTTCAGAATCATCCTTGAAAAGATTTCTGAACTGGGGTATAGTATGTGCTGGCGCGTGCTTAACTCTGCCGGATTCGGAATACCGCAGTCAAGAAGAAGGCTGTTCCTTATCGGATATCTTGGAGACAAATGTCCCTCAGAAATACTGGCTTTCGGAGGAAATGATGAGGAAAATTGCGAAAAAAGAAAACCTGAACAGCTGATAGGCGGCAGTCAGGGTTCGAGAGTTTATTCCACAGACGGCACGGCTGTTACGCAATGCAGCGGTTCGGGCGGCATGGGCGGTAAAACGGGACTTTATTTCATAGACTGCAATCCCGATCCTCAGATGACAGACATTGCAAGATGTGTTACCGCACGTCAGAACAGCGGAGTATCTCATCATAGAGGAGAACATTCCGCTGTTTTTTGTGATTTGAACGAAAATCCGCAGATTACAGAAAATGCCCGATGTCTGCATACAAGAATGGATTTGGGAGTAACAAACGAAACTCACAAAGGCGAACGTTCGGGAGTGCTTGAAGAAGCTCCTAGGGCGATAATCAACCCATTTAAGGAAACTACCCGACAGAACGGTCGCAGAATAAAAGAACCTAATGAACCGATGTTTACGCTCACGGTTACGGACAGACACGGAATAGTACACAAAGGCAGAATCCGCAGGCTTATGCCTGTGGAGTGCTGGAAATTGCAGGGATTTACAAAAGAGCAGTTTGAAAAAGTCGCTGAAGCAGGTATGTCCGACGCACAGCTTTACAAGCAGGCAGGAAATTCAATTACGGTAAATGTGGTTGAAGCTATTGCAAGAAATTTACTGAAATTTGACGAGGAGGAAAACGCAAATGAAGAATATGATAAAAATATTTGAAAATGACGAATTCGGAAAAGTGAGAACAGTCATTAAGGACGGCGAACCGTGGCTTGTAGGAAAAGATGTTGCGGAAATTTTAGGGTATTCCAACACAAGGGACGCTCTTTCACGTCATGTGGATACCGAGGATAAAACCACCGTCGTGATTTCCGACAGTGGTTCAAATTACAAGAGCAAGACCACTATTATCAATGAAAGCGGCTTTTACAGCTTAGTTCTCTCAAGCAAAATGCCGAGAGCCAAAGAGTTCAGGCGTTGGGTGACCGCCGAAGTCCTCCCCACCATCAGACGCACCGGCGGCTACGTTTCCAACGAGGATATGTTCATCAAAAACTATCTCCCCTTTCTCGACGAGCCATACCGTGACCTGTTCCGACTTCAAATGACCATTATCAACAAGCTGAATGAACGTATCCGCCACGATCAGCCGCTGGTGGAGTTTGCGAATCAGGTGTCAAATACCGATAATCTTATCGACATGAACGCAATGGCAAAGCTTGCGAGAGCGGAAAATATCCCCGTCGGCAGAAACAAGCTTTACGGCTGGCTGAAAGGAAAAGGTGTGCTTATGGCAAACAATCTGCCGTATCAGGCTTTTATCGACCGCGGATATTTTTCCGTAAAGGAGTCGGTGTTTGAAACTGCGACTATGACAAAGACTTATCAGCAGACGTTTGTTACGGGCAGGGGGCAGCAGTTCGTCATAAATTTGCTGAAGAAATATTATGGGAAGGAGGTTTTGCAATAATGGAGATAATAAGTGTTTCTTTACACGATCTGAGAAAAATGAATAACAGCGAGGCTCTTATCCTGCAAGGCTGCGGCGGTGACCTTAAAGAATGGGTTGACGGCATAAACGATATGCTGACCGAAATCGGAATATTGCAGAATGAAAGTCGATTTGAAAAGGCGTATAGCTTTCATAATGAGGATCTTACCTGTTTGCTGTTTCCGTTTGATGACGTTCAGCTTGATATCGGTAAGCTTGCAATGTGGAGATTGCATACACACGAGCAGTTCGGAGGTACATGGCTTTCCGATTATGTTCCGAACAGACTTGGCGGTTTTGTTTCGGAAAAAGAACAAAAACAGAATGAAGATTGCAGTCCTATGGAAGAAACCGAAGATTTAGGAATGGAGATGATGTAATGGTGTATTTATTCACAGGAATGATAATCGGAGGGATTATCGGACTGACGGTCGGCAGCCTTGCTGCGGCTTTTAAGGCAGCTGAAAAAGAGATCGCACGTCTGGACAAGGAGGTAAGTGATGCACACAAACAGAATTAAAGCTAAAGTGGACTTCAAGTTTTGTCTCGGCAGTATTCCTGCAATGCTGAGAGCCACAAAGCCCGTACTTTCGGAAAGGCAGTACAAGGAATTGTGCAACGAGGTCAATAAAGCCAACGGCTATCTTGACCAGAAAAGAATAATTTTCAGCTACGTCGATCCGATCATCAAGGGTTGAAAACAGCGTAAAATCAAATATTTAAGCGTAAAATCTAATATTTAATTAAGTCGTTTTGCCAATGACAGAAAACTTCTGTAATTAGCAAAGCGACTTTCTTTCTGTCATTGGCATACGGCAGAAAGGGAAAACATGAATAGTTTTATGTCATGGGTGGGAGGGAAAAAAGCTCTCAGGGACGACGTGCTTGCTCGCTTTCCTCCTTACTATGAACGATATATCGAGGTTTTCGGAGGTGCAGGCTGGGTTTTATTCCATAAACCGCCCGGTATGGATTTTGAGGTATACAACGATTTTAACGGAAATCTTGCAAATCTTTATCGCTGTGTCAGGGATAACCCGAATAAGCTGAAGTACAAGCTTCGTTATGTCCTCGATTCTCGTGAAGATTTCGACTGGATTGCTAGTCTTCATAAGCGAGGTCTGTTCAGCAGATTTCGTGATGTTGACAGGGCGGCGAAGTTTTATCAGCTTATCCGTTACAGCTACGCAAGTGGACTTGACAGCTTCGGCAGTCAGCCGCATTCAATATGGTCGGATTTCCCGATGATAGACTTGGCAGCAAGGAGATTGCAGAAGGTAGTAGTTGAGAATAAAGACTTTGAAAAACTGATACGGCAGTACGACCGCCCTGTCAGCTTTTTTTATTGCGATCCACCGTACTTTGCAACCGAAAACTACTACAAAGACGTTGGTTTTAAAACCAAGGATCATATTAGGCTCAGGGATTCGCTAATGGATATCAAGGGCAAGTTTCTTGTTTCCTACAATGACTGTCCAGAAATCCGTGAGATATGGGATAAGCCTAATATTCACATTGAGGAGATCAGCAGACTGAATAATCTGGCGCAGAGATACGACGGCGGCTGTCAGTATGCGGAGCTGCTCATATCCAATTACGATACAAGCGAGAGATTACAGGCGGTTCGCCAGCTTTCGCTGTTTGACGATGAAACAGACAATTTGGAGGTATAATTTTATGAGAAAGATTATTTTTGCACAGGTACTCACAACCAACGGAACTACCGTATTTTCGGGGCTTTTTGATGAAAACGAAAATCCCGTAAGCGTGGAAACGGAGTGCGATGATAGCGGAGTGACGCTTACGATATGGCGCAATGCTCCTGAAACAGAACGCCGTGACTGCGGTATCTCGGAGGAAGAAATAGAGCGAACATGTTCAATGTATGATGACTGTAACGAGTGTCCACTGTGGGATTATTGCAATGAAGATGAGGAGGTTTTGTAAATGAAAATACTTGTTATTGAGCCTGAAAAAGCGCCGTATGAAAAGGAAATCGGCGATGATATTCACGATATGCAGGCAATAGTCGGAGGGTGTATCGAACCTATATATTTTGAGCCGAAAGAAACTGCGATTGCTTGGTGCAACGATGAATTCCTGCTTAATGGTTCACAGCCTAATCGTATTGTGGGAAATGTTCTTGTACATGGAACTTTCTTTGTTTCAGGAAATTATATGAACGAATACGGCGAATGGGACAGCTGTTCACTTACCGATGATCAGATCAAGAAATATTCCGAAATGTTTGAAACTCCCATTATCGTATTGGAGCAAATGCAGGCTACGGAAATTGAGGTAGAAAATACTCCCGATGAGGAAATGGCGGACGGACCAGCGGATAAACCTGAGCCTGAGATAGCAATGTAGTACAAAGATTGGCTTTTTAATTTATTGAATAGGTAGAAAAACCAAAAATCACTGGATTTTGCGGCGGTTATATGCTATCGTTAAAGAAACAAATTTATCGGGGTGATACCATGAAAAAAGCAATAACGATCTTAGCTGTATGCAGTCTGCTGCTCACGGCTTGCGGACAGATAGACGATACAGAATCCAAAGTGGGAACTACTACAGCAATTGCTTGCGAAAGCACGGCTGGCGAAGATACTGCGGAAACTTCATCGGCAAAAGAAGAAAAGAATACAAGCGAAGCCACGACTACTACGAGAAAGAATTCGCAAACGGTATCCTCTTCCTCAAAGCCGACGGGTACCACAGTAACTACGACCCAAAAATTCAGTTCATTAAATGCGAACGGCAATTCGAATCAGAGACAAAACAATGCTGTTCAGAATAACAACGGTCAGGTAAATTATCAGCCTGAACAGAATAATCAGCAGCCCGATAACAATCAGAGCAATAACGGTGCGCAACAGAATAACCAATCGTCTGACAATAAGCCTCAGAATAACAACCCTTCTCCTCCGGTTACAACGGCAAAGCCTGCGGTGACAAATCCGCCGACTACGACTACACCAAAGCCGCAGACTGAACCGCCTGCACCGGAGCCTACTGAGGAAGAAAGGTATATGGGTATTGGCAGAAACTTATTGCATGATGGTTCTGACTACAGCAAGGCAGAAGCGGTATACAACTGGATGACTGAAAACGGTTCGGGTACTTGCGTGAATTATTCATACAAGACATACCTAATCTGTCAAGGTATAGGGCTTGATTGCTATGCTTGCTGGACTGACTCAGGAATATACGGACACGTTGCCAATATAGTGAAAGTTGACGGAATATGGTATGTTCTTGATACTCAGGCAGGCGCTTTTCTTGACTACAACTATGGTTTTACAGAGGTTGTTGATATTGATGAAAACCATATTGCGGATGGAAGAATGATAAGCGATTATAGCTATGAAGAATTACACGAATAAAACGAAATACTAATAAACAGAGAGCCGAAGAAATTTCGGCTCTTTTTCTTTGCAAAAATGAAAAGGAGAAATGCAATATATGTTTAAAACAAAATCAAAAATATTGAGAAAACTCAGCGCAGGGTTAATGGCAGGACTCTGCGCTTTTTCTATGCTCGGTTCATCTGTGAGCGGAGCGATAACAGCAAATGCCGCAAGTACTTCGACCGAAAACTCTGCGTTTCCGTCTTCCGATACGGTGATCGCAAAGGCGGCGACGCTTCTCGGTTCTCCGTATACATTTGGGAATAAGGGATACTGGTACGCATACAATCAGGGTCAGTATACTCCGCTGTCGGTACGGACGATAAACAATCTCGGTATCGACTGTTCGGGACTTGTGTATTATACGCTGACACAGCTTGGATACAAAACATCGGGTTTTTCATGGAATAATCCTGTTCCCGTTGATACCGATCACTGGCTGTCGGTAAACGACAACTGCACTATCAGCTACGGCGGTAAAACTTCTAAGATCGATGTTGAAAAGAAAAACATCAAGACCACAGACCGTCCATACTGGGAGTGTTCCGACGGTTCGACGATTACTCCCGGTTCGGTAGTGGTGGCTCAGAATCCATATGGCGAAGATCATGCGTGGATTTACATGGGTGAATTCAATTCAAGAAACGAGGTAGTAAGCTATCTTAAGTCTATCGGCGTTTCAGAAAGTCTTATCAATTCCAAAACAGTCGGTGACGGAAAAGGTGCAGGCGGCAGGCATTGGAGAATCGAGGCTAACGGCTCTGAGGGAGTTGTTATCAATAACAAGACCGACGGTAAAACTGCGACTGTCATGAATATGTCGGCGTTCAGGATCACATCCAAAGATGTGAAATTTACTATTACAAAAGTCTATAAAGCTGATAATACCGTAAAGATCAATGGTATCAGTCCTATTGACGGTTCACAGGCTATTTACGGCGTATACACTGATAAAGCTTGCAAAAACAAAGCAGGAGAAATCAAAATCGATAAAAACGGAAGCGGCTCGATTGAACTTCCGAATAAGCAGTATTATGTTAAAGAAATCAAAGCACCTACAGGCTACAGCCTATCAACTGAAGTATTTGCACTTAATGCAAATGAAAACGTAAATGTTACCGAGGATTATCTTAAAGGAAACATCATAATCAATAAAACTGCCGAGGATGGTATAATCGGTCAGCGTGAATTTAGAGTAACATGGACTCAGAACGGAAAATCTCACTCCAAGACGGCAAAGACAAATTCAAGCGGAATTGCGGAGTTTAAAGGTCTTAACGTATACGATCTTACAAGTAAAAAAGCAATTTCATATACCATATCCGAAATCAACGTAGATACGAGATATGAAACTCCCAAGGCGAAGAATGTCAAGCTTACCGACGGCGACGTTGATCTGACTGTCAATGTAAAGTTCAACAACGAACTCAAAACAGGTTCTATTAAGATCAACAAGCAGTCTGAGGATAATCAGAACGGAGGCAGAGAATTTACTGTCACAGGTAACGGCAAGACTTACAGCATAAAAACCGGTTCTGACGGTGTTGCAATTCTTTCCGATATCCCCGTATACGACAGTAACAATCAGAAAATTGTTTACACGATTTCTGAAAAAAACGTTCCCATAAAGTATGTTGTTCCTGCCAGTCAGACGGTTACTTTGACAGCTGATGAAACTACCTCTGTAACGTTTGAAAATGTGCTTAAAAAATTCACTTTGGAAGTTACAAAAAAAGACTCGGAAAAGGCTGAAAAACAAGGCGATGCAAGCCTTGCGGGAGCGGTTTACGGCGTGTTTAAAGACAGTGTTTTGATAGACGAATACACCACAGATGAAAACGGATATTTCAAGACAAAAGAGTATGTCTGCGGAAACTACACGGTTCAGGAAATTTCACCAAGCGAGGGCTATCTGCTTGACAAAACTGTGTACTCGGTTGGTGCAGAAGCTGAGAATTATTCCATTGAGCATAACCCCATTTCTATGACAGTGACCGAGGACGTGATCAAGGGGAATATTGCTATCATCAAGCATTCCGATGACGGCTCAACGCAGATCGAAACTCCCGAAGTCGGTGCAGAGTTTGAGGTTTATCTCAAGTCATCAGACTCTTATGAAGCTGCAAAAGACAGCGAAAAAGACTATCTCGTATGCGATGAAAACGGCTATGCTGCGACAAAAAAGCTCCCCTACGGAATCTATGTCGTTCATCAGACCAAGGGCTGGGAAAGCACCGAATATATGGAGGATTTTGAGGTTGTAATCAGCGAAAACGAAAAAGAATATTTCTATTTGCTCAATGACGCAGTGAAAAAATCCTTTGTTAAAATCGTGAAAAAGGACGCTGAAACAGGCAATGTAATTCCCGTTTCAGGAATCGGCTTCAAGGTTTGGGATTGTGCAAATTCCGAATATGTTTCGCAGAAAATTTACTATCCGTCTGAGATGATTCTTGATGAATTTTATACAGACGAAAGCGGCTCTCTTATGCTCCCGAACGAGCTTGCTTACGGCGATTACGAGCTTCACGAAGTGCAGTCGGCGGAGGGTTATGTGCTTGATAAAAATCCTGTTCCATTTACAATTGACGGTTCAGTGGAAACCGTAGTTGTGGAGAAAACAAATACCGCACAGAAGGGCAGAATTTCTGTTCAGAAAACAGGTGATATTTTTACAACGGTCGCTACAGCATCATCTGCTTACACGGACGAAAACTGCGAAACTATTGTAAATCCGACAACTTACACTCCCGTTTTTGCAAGCGGAAATCTGTCCGGTGCAGTATTTCAGATTATCGCAGTAGAAGATATTGTGACGCTTGACGGCACGATCAGAGCAAATGCCGGCGATGTTGTAGCTGAGATCACGACCGATGAAAACGGATATGCAGAAACAGACCTTTTGTATCTTGGCAAGTATGAAGTCAGAGAAATTACTGCCCCTGACGGCTATGCTCTTAACGCAGAATCTCAGTTTGTTGAACTGACCTATGCAGGACAGGAAATTGCTGTTCGTGATACCGTAAATACGTCATTTGTCAACGATTATCAGGGTGTAGAAATTTCACTTTCTAAGGTCATGGAAAAGGACGAGTTATTTAACATCGGTAACTCCGATGAATATACCCGAGTTCGTTTCGGACTGTTCGCAGCCGAGAATATTACCGCCGCTGACGGCTCGGTAATTCCTGCTGACGGACTGATTTCTGAAATAAGTCTTGCTGAAAATATGTCCGCAAAGTTTGATACTGCTCTGCCTTTCGGCAAGTATTACGTTCAGGAAATTGCAACCGATGAGCATTATGTTCTGAACGGTAAAAAGTACCTTGTAAACTTCGAGTATATGGGACAGGAAGTAACTACTGTTACTGTTGATTGCGGCGAGTTTAAGAATGCTTTAAAACGTGGAAAAATCAGCGGTAAAAAGGTTGATGAAAACGAGAAATCTCTTGAAAATGCTTTGTTCGGACTGTTTGCTGTTGATACTGCTGAGTTTACTGCTGACAACGCATATATGACCGCTGTTTCCGATGAAAACGGACACTTTGAATTTGACAAGATCCCATACGGCGAGTATATCGTCAGGGAAATCGAAGCTCCCACAGGATATATTCTCAGCGATGAAAGCTACCCTGTGACAATTTCTGAGGACGGCGAAGTCATAGAAATTAAAGCTGTGAATAAATCTACAAAAGTCAGAATTTCCAAGCAGGATATTACTACAGGTGAGGAGCTCCCCGGCGCAACGCTTCAGATTATTGACGAGGACGGAAATGTTGCCACGGAATGGGTATCAACAGACGAGGCTCACTTTATCGAGGGCAAGCTGATTGCAGGCAAGGAGTACACGCTCCGTGAAACGATCGCTCCCGACGGTTATGAGATTGCAAGCGAGATAAAGTTTACTGTGAATACTGACGGAAGTGTAACGGAGGTCGTTATGTACGATGAGCATACGCCTGATCTTGAAATTCCTCCTACAGTCACAATAGATACTCCTAATACAGGTGTATCCGCAGACAATAGTGCTGAGCTTTATCTAGTAGCCGCAGCGGTTATTATGGCTTTCGGTATGGTCATATGCAAGAGGAACGATAAGGAACAGAGAAAGGATGATGTGAAATGAGATCTAAAAAGAAACTGATCGCAGCAGCAAGTTCGGTGTGCTTTGCAGCTATGATGTCGCTAACTGCTTATGCTTCAGGCGATGTTGCGGGAGCTGTGCAAAGCACTTGGACCACTGCAAGATCGCAGGTGGTTTCGGTTGTAAACAACGTCGTGTTCCCCGTAATCGACGTGATATTGGCGGTTTTGCTGTTTGTTAAGATAACGCTGGCATACTTGGATTACCGCAAACACGGGCAGTTGGAGTGGACGCCGATTGCTATCATTTTCGGCTGTCTTATCTTTGCTTTGACTGCTCCGTTGTATATCTGGTCGATCGTTTAAAAAGGAGAATTTGTGTATGAAAAAAATATATTCAGCTATGGTTTCAGCGGCAATCGCAATGACAATGACCGCCTGCGGAACGATCAGTCCGCCAATACAGAATGCAGCAGAAACTACCGCAACAACGCCGATAACAGCCGAGTCCGTATTGGATTCGGCTGTCTCTTCGGAGGTCGAAAGTACCGTCAACAATGAACAGGTAAAGTCCGATACCTTTATCGCTGAGTTTTTCGATTCAAATATCAGCTTTGCAGATACAAGCGAATTGGTTACTGAGTCGATGAAAGACTGTGCCTTTGAGAACGAAACCGATAATTTCAATGGAGTGAATAAGGTCACTTTAAAAGGTAAAAACGGCGGCGGTATGTTGAATGTGATGTGTATAGATCTGTCTCAGTCACAGCTTGATTACGACATGGAATATATCCTTGAAAACTTCGGGGATTACTATTTTGGACAAACCTCCGCACAGATGAGCGGTGTCACTGAGGACGATTTTGTGTCAAATTATCGTATGACAACAAATGTATATTCAAATGGTAAATATCAGCGTTACAGTTCCGTTCAGAAAACCGATGGTATGGCGACGCAGTTTGGGTACACGGAAACCTATGCTGTGCTTTCTGAGAACAAGCTGACAGTAGTATCAGGAGCATATCTTGGTACGGATATGATGGAAAGGCAGAGCTTTTCGCAGCTTATGGGTAAGCTTGCGGAAAATGTCAAGTATTAAAGGCTGGTGTAGTTATGCCATATATCCCATTTACAGACGAACAAAAAGTAATGGCAAACTCCGTAGATTTAGCGGAGTTTTTGCGTATGCGGGGCGAAAAACTGGAACGTGTCGGCAGAGAGCATAAACTCATTTACTACGACGGTTCGGGCAAGCATGATAGCATCACAATGTCGGGTTCAAGGTGGTTTGACCACAAAAATCAGGTTGGCGGCGGAGCAATAAAATTTATGCAGGAATTCTATGATATGGATTTTCAGACGGCGGTGCAGGAATTGTTAGGACAGACGATAACTTTCCTCTCTCACGCTCCTCCAAAAGCTGTTGTGCATGAAGAAAAAACGAAAGAATTCAAGCTTCCCAAATCCAATGAAAATATGCACAGAGTGTTTGCCTACCTCATAAAGCAGCGGTTCATTAAACCCGAAATTATCAGCTATTTTGCAAAGCAGCATACGCTTTATGAGGACAAACAGCACCACAATGCAGTGTTTGTAGGGCTTGATGAAAACGGAGTTCCAAGACAGGCAAGCAAGCGTTCAACCAATTCTTTCGGGAAAACTTTTCGCATTACCTGCGAGGGTTCAGACACTCGTTACAGCTTTGCACATTTCGGAGAAAATGAACGACTTTATGTCTTTGAAGCTCCCATTGATATGATGAGTTTTCTTACACTGTACCCGAAAGATTGGCAGAAAAACAGCTACATTGCCATGAACGGTGTTTATGAAAATGCCGTTTTAACAGCGTTAAAGAATCACTCAAACATCAATGAAATTGTGCTTTGCGTGGATAATGATGAGGGCGGAATCGAGGCTGTTGACAGACTTCGGGATATACTCACAGAAAACGGATATCCAAACGTTAAATGGCTTGCACCTAAATTCAAAGATTGGAACGAAATTTTAAAGGCAAAAAACGGAGCGGAATTTTTGCCTGCTGTTCCTCATAAGCGAAAGGAAGAATATCTGAAAGAAGTGAGTGAACTTGGGTATCTGAAATGCCGTCCCGATAAGCTGACCTCGCAGATCTATGCAACGTTAAAAAACAGACAATACAAATATCTGGCTGAGTATGCTTTGGCAGGCTCTGCATTTTTTATGCCCAAAACCGAACAAATAAACAGCGAATATCAAGCGTTTGAAAGGCTTCAAGGCAAGCTTGGGAGTAGTTACAAGCCTTACACCGACAAGGGCAAAAAGGCGCAAAAACAAAGGAATTTGCAGGATTGTGTGCATGAGGTTTTGCGTGATCTTAAACAGACAGCCCGTACCCGTGAACAGTCAGTACAGACTGCCAAATTGCTGTATCGGCTTGCGGATAGTGCTGTCAGATTGTCGGTTGAGAAAGCTTTAAGTGTACCGATTCAGGAGCAGTGCGAGGATATAGATATCATTTCTGAACCCGAACCGTGTATGGAGTTCGGGTAATGCGATACCCTCCGCCTCACAGCGCAATACCTTGAAGATAACAAACTAACTATGTTATTTAAATACAGAAGAAAGAGTATTTTATGGTGATTGGAAGTGAAATTTTGAGTGAAAAACAAATGATTTTAATTGGAATTTTGGTTGTGATTTTTGTTGTTTTTGCAGTATTGGTAAATTTACTTGACAATAAGTCACTTAACGGAATAAAGGCTAAAAAGATCGGTGACGGTCAGCATGGAACTGCGAGGTGGGCGACTAAATCGGAGATAAAGCAGACTTTTATCCCTTTGCCATTTGAGCCTGAGAAATGGCGTAAAGGCGTGGCTCTTCCGACTGTTCAAGGAACGGTGGTTGGGTGCAGAGGTTCGGGCAAAAAGACTGTTGCGCTTGTAGACACGGGCGATGTTCATACTCTTATGGTAGGCGCCGCAGGCGTGGAAAAAACAGCCTACTTCTTGTATCCAAATATAGAGCTTGCCTGTGCAAGCGGAATGTCCTTTGTCAGCACAGATACAAAGGGCGACATAGCACGAAATTATGGCACTATCGCAAGCAAGCACTATGGCTACAATGTTTCTGTGCTTGATCTGAGAAATCCGACACGAAGTGATGAGAACAACATTCTGCATCTTGTCAACAAGTATATGGACGAATATCTGGCGGATAAAAGCAATTTATCTGCGAAAGCAAAAGCGGAAAAGTATGCAAAGATAACAGCAAAGACAATTATCAATATCGGCGGAGGTGACAGCTCAAGCTACGGTCAGAACGCATTTTTCTATGACGCAGCGGAAGGACTTCTTGCCTCGGTTATCCTGCTTTTAGCGGAGTTTGGCGACAAAAACGAAAGGCTTATTGTCTCAGTTTTTAAGCTGATCCAAGACTTGCTTGCAAAGTATCAGCCTGCGCCGAAAGCAAAGCCTAAGATGTATTTTACAAAGCTTATGGACAAGCTCCCAAGCGAACACAAAGCCAAATGGCTTGCAGGAGCGGCGCTCAACGCTTCCGATCAGTCAATGCTGTCTGTAATGAGTACGGCATTATCACGATTAAACAGTTTTCTTGATTCTGAACTTGAACAAATGCTGTGCTTTGGAACGGCGATAGACGCCGAGAAGTTCTGCAATGAAAAGTCTGCTATCTTTATTGTTCTGCCCGAAGAAGATACAAGCAAGTACTTTATGGTCAGTCTGCTTATCCAACAGCTATACCGTGAGATATTAGTCATTGCAGATGAAAACGGCGGAAAGCTTAAAAACAGAGTTATGTTTTACTGCGACGAGTTCGGAACTTTTCCTAAGATAGAGGGTGCTGAAGCAATGTTCTCGGCAGGACGTTCAAGAAAAATATCAATCGTTGCGATAATTCAGTCCTTTGCACAGCTTGAACAGAACTACGGAAAACAGGGCATGGAGATAATCACCGACAACACTCAGCTTACCGTGTTCGGAGGTTTTGCGCCAAATTCTCAATCAGCGGAAGTACTGTCAAAAGCGTTGGGAGAGCAAACTGTATTGTCAGGTTCTGTGTCGTGCGGAAAGGAAAAATCACAGTCACTTCAGATGATAGGCAGACCGCTTATGACTGTGGACGAACTCAAATCTATGCCAAAAGGTCAATTTATCGTAATGAAAACAGGAACACACCCGATGATTTCAAAGCTGAAATTGTTCTTTAAATGGGGGATTAAATTTGAGGAAGAATACTGTCTCCCTGATAAAACAGCAAGGCAGGTTTGTTACAAAAATCGTGATGAATTAATCAGAGATGTGGAGGTTAAATATCCGCAGAAAAAAGCTGTTGCTGCGGAAATTGAAGTGTCTGTCGATGATGAAGAATTTGATGAATTTCCGATGAGAAAAGCGAAAATTAAAACGTGAGGAGGCTGATGCAAATTGATATTACCGAGAAGAATTTACGATTTAGGTCTGAGCCACAAGGCTGTGGCTGTGTACTGTTATCTTGCAAACCGTGCGGATAAAAACGGAGAATGTTTTCCCTCTGTGCGCAGGATAGCAGAAGATTTGAGTATACACAAAAGCACGGTGTATCGTGCATTTACGGAACTTGAAAACCGTGGATTGTTAGAACGGATACCTCGCTATCATATCCAAGGAGGACGCCGCAGCTCGCTGTACAGAGTAAAGGGCGAGATAACAAAGGCAGGAGGTGGTGCGGATGTTTGATTGGATCGGCGACGCCATTGACTGGATAGGCGACGGAATATCAAGCCTTTGGGATAACACGGTAGGTTCTGCGGTAGACGCAATTACCGACGAGATATGGAATATTATGTTTGAGTGGCTTTTCAACCTCATTTACGGCGCAGTAGCCGATCTTTTTGAATTTATCAATGCAAGCACAAGCAGTATTTTCGCTCTGTCGTGGGTGCAGTCGTTCATAGCATTGTTCCACAGTCTCGCATGGATGCTGTTTGTCTGCGGACTTATCGTAGCGGTATTTGACACGGCGATAGCCTATGAATCTGGTCAGGCGAACATCAAAAACACTTGTCTGAACGTGCTGAAAGGCTTTATGGCGGCAAGTTTGGTTACTGTTGTTCCGCAAAGACTTTACTCGTTTTGCGTTAATTTGCAGGGTACATTTTCAAGCGATTTGCTTGGAAATTTCATATCGGGAACAACAACGACAGTAGCTGATTCGGGGCTGACCGTGATTATGGCACTGGCGATGGACGTAAGTCTGTTCAGCCTGTTTTTTATCATACTTTTCGGCTATTGTACAGTGAAAGTTGTGTTTTCAAACATCAAGCGTGGCGGCATCATGCTGTGTCAGATTGCTGTGGGAAGTCTGTATCTTTTTGGCATTCCGAGAGGTTACACGGACGGTTTTTACAGCTGGTGCAAACAAGTTATTGCCACCTGTCTGACGGCGTTTTTGCAGACAACTATCCTCTATCTCGGACTGCTGACCTACACTCAACACGCTCTGCTTGCGGTTGGTATTTGCTTGTCGGCAACGGAAGTTCCGAGGATTGCGCAGATGTATGGGTTGGACACTTCCGTAAGAGTCAATATGATGTCTGTCAGCCATACTGTTTCTATGGGGGCGAGGGCTGTCGGTATGATTAAGGGGAAAACGTAAATAAATATTGGTTTGACAGACAGCGAAGTTTGTGATATACTTTTATTAGTTTACTTTTTAAAATTGAGCGACAAATCGGAATTTGCGGAGGATAAATGATGCAATTCACAAAGATTGATATAAATAATTGGACACGAAAAGAGTATTTCGACCACTATTTTGACAATACGCCCTGCACATATAGTATGACGGTAAAACTCGATATTTCTAAGTTGAAAAAGGATGGAAAAAAATTATATCCGACTCTCTTATATGGGGTTACAACAATCCTCAATCGACACGAAGAGTTCAGGACGGCATTAGATAAAAACGGACAGGTAGGTGTTTTTTCAGAAATGCTGCCTTGCTACACAATCTTTCATAAGGAAACTGAAACCTTTTCGAGTATTTGGACTGAGTTTACAGCAGACTATACTGAGTTTCTTCAGAACTATCAAAAGGATATAGACGCTTATGGTGAACGAAAGGGAATGTTCGCAAAGCCTAATCCTCCGGTAAACACTTTCCCTGTTTCGATGATACCGTGGACAAGCTTTGAAGGCTTTAACTTAAATCTAAAAAAAGGATATGACTATCTACTGCCGATATTTACGTTTGGGAAGTATTATGAGGATGGCGGAAAATACTATATTCCCTTATCGATTCAAGTGCATCATGCCGTTTGTGACGGCTTTCATGTTTGCCGTTTTTTGGATGAATTACAAGACTTGCTGAATGAATAAAATCCCAGTTTGTCTATGTAATATAATTAAATATTTTTGTGCAGTCAAGCAAAAGCTTGGCTGTTTTTTTATGTGAAGAAATGGAGTGTGATAACTTGAAAACCTACATCTACCCCGAAAACCTGAGAGCTAACGTAAAGCTATGGTTCTGGAATGTTCGTGATTTTATCATAATCTGCGGCGGAATAATTCTGTCGGTAATTGTGCTTGTGAATCTGTGGAACGTCCTGCCTTTTGCGGCGACCGCCTGCTTTGCGTTTCTCTCGCTTCGAGTTGACGAAACGGCGATTATGGACTATATTTTTAATGCTGCGAAGTTCTTTCTGACATCGCAGCAATTGTATTTTTGGAGGGAAAATTAAATGACAAAGAACAAAAACAGCGTTCAGGGTCTTATCGGCTTTGAACGTTTTTCACGTTTCGGAGTGAAAACCGACAAGGCCGAAATAGCATTTTTCAGCGTAGAACCCACCAATATTTCAGTGCTTTCAGCGGCTAATATTGACGTGAAGATACATCATCTGATGATGCTGTTAAGCACCATACCCGACCTTGAAATTCTTGCTCTGGATTCCTGTGAGTGTTTCGATACCAACAAGGTGTACGTCAAAAAGCGTTTGCAGACCGAGCAGAACGAAGATGTGCGAAAACTTTTGCAGGCGGACTATGATTTTCTTGACGAGATCCAGGTGGAGATGTCCTCGGCAAGACAGTTTATGTTTGCGGTACGGTTCAGGCGTGAAAAGGACGAGCAGATATTCAGCACGCTTAATCGTGTTGACAAAGCAATCTCAGAACATGGCTTTACGGCTCGTCGAATGTCCAAACCTGAGATAAAGCGTATGCTTGCGCTTTACTTCGGAACGAGCATATCGGGCGAGGGAATCCCTGATATTGAGGGAGAAACGGAATTTAATTTGGAGGAATTGCATGAGAATTAATTTACGAAAAAAGAAAAAACTGACGGACGAACAACTTGAAATTATCAGCACAAAGGACTTTTTTGACCGCATTGTTCCGGGAATAATCAGGTTCTACACCGACCACTATATCTGCGGAAACTTCTACAAGTCCTGCTGGGCGGTAACGGAATATCCGACTTCAACAGAAGAAACGGCTATCCTCGCTCACCTTGCAGACAGGAACGGAGTAACGCTTCGCATTTACAACCGCCTTGTGACAAGTATGGAACAACGAAAAATCGTTCAGCAGGCAATGCGGAAAAATCATATGATGACCA